GAATAAATCCCCCTTTGAGGAATATGTTAATGGCTTTAACAGGCAGGAAACGCGTGTTCGCGGATGCCGTTTTGGCCGGTCTCACGAATAAGAAAGCGGCAATCAAGGCTCAGTACAGTGAGGCGACCGCATCGGCTGCCGGATCGCGCCTTGTTAAAGACAAACAGGTCGCGGAATACCTGGCCACGAAGCGTGCCGCCGCCCAAAAGCCCGCGCCCGAGCCAGAATTGCCGCAAGTGATTCAGCCCGCTACCGATGGCAAGCAATTCGACCCGCGCCCGATGCTGGAGCAGATCGCGCTCGGCTTGGTCGAGGTGTCGGCGCAGCAGTACAAGGCGCTGACCGCGTTGCTGCCGTACACGAACGTGAAACTCGGTGAGGGCGGCAAGAAAGATGCTGCTGGCGCAAAGGCTAAGGAAGCGGGCGCAGGTAAGTTTGGCTCTGCCGCGCCGCCTAGATTGGCAGCAGTCGGCGGCAGGAAGACCTAATGCCAACTTGGTCAACCTCGTGCCCCGATTGGGCGGCGCGGCTTATGGCTGGACAGAGCATCATCCCGCCGCCGATCTTCCCCGAACAGGCCGAGCAAGCGCTTGCGATCTTCAAGCAACTCAAGATAGTGGATGCGCCTGGTAGCCCGACTTTTGGCGAGTCCTGCGCGGAGTGGGTGTTTGACCTGGTGCGCTGCATCTTTGGCGCATACGACGCCGATAGCGGTCGCCGGCTGATCGTTGAATTCTTCGTGTTGATCCCGAAGAAGAACAGCAAGAGCACGATTGCGGCCGGAATTATGATGACGGCGCTTATCCTGAACTGGCGGCAGTCTGCCGAGTTCTCGGTCCTGGCGCCTACGGTCGAGGTGGCGAACAACGCCTACGCCCCAGCGCGTGACATGGTTCAGAAGGACGAGGAGCTAGAGGCGCTCATGCACGTCCAGAGCCACGTAAAGACCATTACCCATAAAAATAGCAACGCGATCCTCAAGGTGTTGGCTGCCGATCAGAACACGGTCGGCGGCAAGAAGTCGGTCGGGACGCTGGTGGACGAGCTCCACCTGTTCGGCAAGATTTCTAGCGCGGAGAATATGTTCCGCGAGGCGCTGGGCGGCTTGGCATCGCGCCCCGAAGGCTTTGTTATTTGGCTCTCGACCCAATCGGACGAGCCGCCTGCCGGAGTTTTCAAGCAGAAGTTGGAATATGCCCGCAAGGTGCGCGATGGTGAAATCATCGACCCTGCTTTCGTGCCGATCATCTTCGAGCACCCGCCAGAAATGGTGAAGTCGGGCGCGTGCCTGAAGCTTGAAAACATGCGGCTCGTGAATCCGAACATGGGCTATTCGGTAGACGAAGCGTTCCTTGAGCGCGAGTTCAAGAAGGCCGAGGAAGCCGGGCCGGGCTCATTCAATGGCTTCATGGCCAAGCATGCCAACGTCGAGATCGGCCTAAACCTCCGCTCCGACCGCTGGGCGGGCGCGGACTTCTGGCAAGCCCAAACCGAAGCCTGCCTGACGCTCGATGAAATCCTTAAGCGAAGCGAAGTGGTCACGATTGGCGTTGACGGCGGCGGGCTGGACGACTTGCTCGGCCTCGGTCTAATTGGCCGCGAGCGCGATACGCGCCGCTGGCTCACCTGGTCACACGCATGGGCGCACAAGATTGTCTTGGAGCGCCGTAAGGACATTGCTCCGAGGCTGCTCGACTTTGAGCGGGACGGCGACCTGACCATTGTTGATCGCCCTGGCGATGACGTGACCGCAGTTGCAGACATCATCTGCCGCGTGCGAGACATGGACCTTCTGCCCGAGAAGTTGGCAATCGGCGTTGACGCCGCAGGCATTGGCGACATCGTGGACGAGATTACCACCGAGGAACGCGGCATCACGCCAGAGCAGATCGTCGCTATCTCGCAGGGTTGGAAATTAAACGGAGCCATCAAGACCACCGAGCGCAAGTTAGCAGGCGGGGAAATGGCGCACGGCGAGTCGGACATGATGAATTGGTGCGTGGGTAACGCCCGTATCGTCCAAAACGGCAACGCAATCTCAATTACTAAGCAGGCTTCCGGCACGGCCAAGATCGATCCTCTCATGGGTCTGTTCGACGCAGCCTCATTGATGGCACTGAACCCGGAAGCATCGGCAGGAATTATTACGCAAGGGTACGTTTCCTTATGACCAACAAAAACACGTGGGATGATGTCAAGCGCCGCGCCTCGGTACAGGGTTCGCCAATCCTGACCAACTGGAAGGCGGAGCGTGAGGCGGCCCGCGTGTCGAACGAGGTGACGTACAGCGACAGCGTTATGGAGTCGTTCGGCATTTCTGCGGGCGGCACATCCGTCTCTGCCGCGTCGTCAATGCAAGTCTCCGCTGTGGCCGCGTGCGTGGCGAAGATCAGCGGCGCAATCGTCAACATGCCGATTCACGAGTATTCGCTTGATGGCGGCGAGATTCCAGCGCGCATGCCGCGCAGTGAATTGTGGTATCTGCTCAACGAATCGCCGTCGCCGCTATACACCGCCGCCTCGATGTGGGAAGGCGTCAGCATGGCGCAACTTCTGCGCGGCGACAGCTACGGCTTGATCCGTCGCCGCCTCAATGGATCGTTCCGCGAAATCCTGCCACTGCCTTGGGGTAGCGTGTCACCGGTTCGCACGCCTGGCAACGGGGTCCGATACTACGTCAACCTGCCGTCCCACGGCATCACAACGTGGTTCGACCCCTCGGATATCCTGCATTTCCCCGGCCTAGGCTTCGATGACGAGATTATGCGCTCGATGTCGGTGATCCAGTTCGGCGCCCGTAACGCCATTGGCAACGCCATTGCGATGGACGAATACAGCGGCAAGTTCTTCGAGAACGGCGCGAACCCTTCGATTGTCTTGCAGTCGGCGTCGAAGATGAGCCAGCAGCAGATTACGGATATGCAAGTCGCCTTCCGCAATCGCTACTCCGGTCTGGCCAACGCTCACAGGAACCCGCTGGTTCTGACGCAGGGTGTGACGGCAAAAGAGTTGAGCCTGAGCGCCGACGATGCTCAACTGCTTGAGGCGCGCAAGTTCCAGGTTGGCGATATCGCCCGCGCCTTTGGCGTGCCGGCGCACATGATTGGCGAATCGACCGGACAGACTTCATGGGGCACCGGCCTCGAAACAAACAGCCGCGCCTTCATTCAGTACACGGTGCAAACCTGGCTGAAGAAAATCGAACAAGAACTGAACCGCAAGCTCTACCCGCGAAACACTGGTCGCTTTCTTGAATTCCACCGCGAATCGCTGTACGAGAGCGACGTGAAAGCGCAGGCCGAATACTTCCGCGCCGCGCTTGGTGGCCCTGGCGCTGGCGATGGCTGGATGTCAGTTGACGACGTTCGCCGCATCAAGCGCATGCCCCCAATTGAAGGCGGCGGCGAATACTACCGCGCCCCACGAGACCCCGGCAAGCCTTCCGACAAACCAAATCCTGAAAGCACGCCCGCAGAATGAGCAAAATCCTTCAGCTATTCCGCGACAACGCGGCTCGACCAAAGCAGCCGGTCAACTTGGTGCGCAACGCATCCGAGGCGTCGCTGTACATCTATGACGTGATTGACTCGTACTGGGGCGTGAGCGCCATGCAAGTAACTGAAGCGGTGGCCGAGGCTGGCGACGCGGAAGTGCTTCACGTCTACATCAACTCCCCTGGTGGCTCGGTGTTCGAGGGGCGCGCAATCATGGCCGCCCTGTCGCGGTTCAAGGGCAAGACCGTTGCCCACGTTGATAGCCTGTGCGCGAGCGCCGCAACCAGTGTCGCACTGGCCTGCGACGAGGTTGAAATGTCGCAAGGGGCCTTCTTCATGGTGCATAACGCCAGCGCGATGGCTTGGGGCGACAAGACCGCGATGCGCGAAACCGCTGATCTACTGGAGCAGATTGAAGGCTCTATCGTCAACGATTACACGACCAAGACTGGCAAGGAAAAGGACGAGATTGTCGCGATGATGGATGAGGAAACGTGGATGAGCGCCGATCAAGCGCTTGAGCATGGATTCATCGACAGCATTACCCCCTCGCCAGTCAAGACCGGTGCAGCCAATGTCGCGAACGTCGCGGCATGGAACCTCGCAGCGTACGACAAAGCCCCGGCGGCCCTGACCGCGCCCACACCCGATCCCATTCCCGAGCCGGCGGCCGCGCCAGTTGCAGCCGTCGAGCCGGAACCTGCGCCCGAGCCTGTCATTGAGCCGCCCGCTCCAATTCCATCCATGACCCAGGCGAACAAGAATCGTCTCGCACTCACCCTAGCACTGTAACGCTTCTCGCGTACGCCCGCCGAGGTCGGACACCTCAACAACTGGGAGCCATTTGGCTCCCTTTTTCATTTGAAAGGCCATAAATGGCTGCTACTATCCAAGCCCTCCGCGAGAAGATCCAGACTCTCGCAACTGCCGCGAATCACCTGCTTGCCGAAAAGGGCGATCAGGTATGGACCCCTGAAGACCAGACCAAGTTCGACGGCCTGCAAGCAGACATCGTCTCGGCCAAAAACCAGATCAAGAACCTGGAAGCCATGCGCGAGCTGGAAGCGGAACAGTTCTTCAACGCCGCGCCGCCCAAGAAGCCGGAAGAAGGCGTCACCGTCGATGCGCTGGTCGCTGTTGCCCTGTACCTGCGTCACGGTGCGAACGTGACCAACGAGCAGGCGATCCAAATCCGCAATGCGATGTCCACCACGACCACGACCGAGGGCGGCTATACCGTTCCGGCCGAAATCGCCGCGATGGTGATCGACAAGCTGAAGGCCTTCGGCGGTATGCGCGAAGTGGCAACCATCTTGACCACTTCCAGCGGCAATTCGCTGAACTTCCCGACCAGCGACGGCACCAGCGAAGTGGGCGAAATCCTGGCAGAGAACATCGTCGCCACCGCTGGCGATGTGACCTTCGGCACCATCGCGCTGCCGACGTACAAATACTCGTCCAAGCAGATCGCCCTGCCAATTGAGCTGATCCAAGACAGCGCGATTGACATCATCGCCTTCGTCGTCAACCGCCTGGCAACCCGCATCGCCCGCATCCAGAACACGCACTTCACCACTGGCGCGGGCTCGACCCTGCCGGATGGCATCGTGCCGAAATCTGGCGCCGGCAAAGTTGGCGCGAGCGGCCAGACCACCACCGTCATCTACGACGACCTGGTGGACTTGAAGCACGCCGTCAACCGCGCCTACCGCGCTAATGCCAAGTTCATGATGAACGACACCAGTGTCGCCATCGTGTCGAAGCTGAAGGACACCACCGGTCGCCCGATCTGGGTTCCTTCGGTTGCTGAAGGCGTGCCAGACACCCTGCTGGGCAAGGCTGTTGTCACCAACGACGACGTTGCGGTGATGGCTGCTAGCGCGAAGTCGATCATTTTCGGCGACCTGTCGCAATACACCATCCGCGATGTGGCCAACACCACGCAGATGCGCCGCTTCGATGACTCGGCGTTTGCGCTGAAGGGTCAAGTCGGCTTCTGCGGCTGGCACCGTTCGGGCGGCAACCTGCTTGAGCCGGCAGCTGTGAAGCACTACATCAACGCAGCTTCCTAAGTGGCCTGCGGCGGGCTTCGGCTCGCCGCTATCTTACACCTGAAAGAAATCAATGGCAAAGACCCCAAAAGCCCCGGAAGGCACCGTCAAGGCGCGCGTCCTTCTCAAGTGCTCATTCGGAGAGCCGAACGATGTTGTTGAGGTTGACGCAGAAATGGCCGCCGCAAGTGCCGGCCAACTTGACGCCAGCCCTGAAGCCGTCGCTTACGCCGAATCGCTGAAGTAATCCCCGCCCATCCGGGCAGCAATCCCCAATACAACGAGGTAAAAAATGGCAATCGTAGCCGCAGATATCGACTTCTTCCTTTCGGGCGGGTCGGGCAACAGTTCCGCAGCCGCGTCGCTCGGCGGCGCGCGCTCCACCTCCACCGAGGCAACGTCGGCAATTTTCGATGATGTCACCTCGGGCGAGTCCACCGCAGGCGATGTCGAATACCGCTGCGTCTACGTCAAGAACAGTCACGGATCGCTGTCGCTGACTTCCGCTGTCGCCTGGCTCCCGGCGAATACGCCAAGCTCCACGACCACCGTTGACATCGCTGTCGGCACGTCGGCTGTGAACGGCACTGAGCAGACCGTCGCCAACGAATCGACCGCGCCAACTGGCGTTACCTGGGTGGCTGCTGCGACCCTCGGCGCTGGAGTCTCGCTCGGCACGATCCCAGCTGGTCAGCACATGGCCGTATGGCTGCGCCGCACGATCACGGCTGGAACCACCGCCGCGACCGACACCTTCACGCTGCGCGCAACTGGCGACACCGCTGCGTAATGCCGAACTACGTCGTTAGCGTCGCACCTGGCGCGGTGCCGATCTATGGCGGCTGCGAAGCGCCTGCCGCAAGTTATCCGGCTTGGCGCGAAGGCATGGCCGTCGATACTTGGTATGAACTGGCAGGCACGTCAGGTGCTGGCGGCGCGGCGGTTGATGCCTTCAGCGGCTTCGTGGTGCGCCCTGACACGAGTGACATCATCGTTGCGCTTGCCGGTGGCCACGGCGCCACCTTCGACAATCGCGTGGTTGCGCTTCGCCTGTCTAAAGACGACCTGACGACGCAGGGATGGGTGCAGCTGCGCGCCAGTTCTAGCTCGCCGATCACCGACGTGGCTTATTACGCAGACGGTGAGCCGGCATCCCGTCATACCTATTCGTCCGGGACATGGAGCGCGGAAAATAACCGTCTGATGATGCACGGTCTGTATGGGACGCAGTACAACGCTTACCAATTCCGCTACGTTGACGGATTCGACATGGGCTCAGGGGAACTTACCGCCGGCGTTGGCGTGTGGGACCCAATCGGCACGTGGACTGACATGGTGTACCCGTCCGGCACTTATTCGATGTGCCAAGGTAAGAACGGTGAAGTGTGGATTCACGGCGGCGTGAAATGGAATCCTGTTGCCGACACCTACACCTATTACACCTGGTCGCAATTACATCGGTTCCCCGCTGCCTACGATTCGGCGCGCGACATCGTGTTCACGTTGAACTATGGGGATGGACAAGGCTTCAATCCGGAACTCGGCTTGCTGGCATCGACAATCAGCGCCGCTGGCGTGCAGACACCCGCAACGCTAAATGCAAGCGCAGCGAAGACTCAACTTTTGGCTGATGCGCCGATTTATTCGGCGATGGACTACGACCCCGACAACGACCGTTTCCTGTTCTATCCCGGCGCGAAGCTGGGCGTCGGCCCGCACCCGAACCCGGAGCGCGTCTACGTCGTGAAATCGGACGGCGGGTCTGGTTGGGACGTTTCCATCCTTTCGCTCGGCGTCGGGTCCGCCACCCCAAGCCAAAGCCCTGGCGGCGGCGCAGGCCTAACCGGCCGCTTCCGCTACGTGCCAGCGATGAAAGGCTTCCTGCTCATGCCGAAGCAATCGAGCAACCTGTATTTCTTACCAACGGCGGTCTAAATGCCTATTACCCTCAACGGAACCACCGGCTATTTGGAGCACGGCGCCAAGATCGTCAGCGGCTATCCGTGCTCGATGGTCATTTTCGGCACGCGAGCTTCAAGTAGCGGCAGTCAATTCTGGATCGCGCAGCAGCAGAGCAACAACAACCGCTACCTCGCTGGCTGGCATTTGGATTCCAGCGACGGCAAATATGCGACCGCAGCTATCATCGGGAATAACGATGGTGCAGGGAAGGCTACTGCGCCGAATACGAGCACCACCGCCCTAAAGATGATGACGGTCGTATTCACGAGCGCCATAAGCCGAACGATCTACTTCGGCGACAGTTCGGGGGTGACTAGCACCGCATCGATTACTGATGAGGTTACGAACCACGACCGCTGCACCATTGGCGCACTGCACTACAACAGCGGCGCGGCTGCTTTCTTTAGCAATGGCGCATTCGCCGAGGCGCACTGGTTCAATACGGCCCTGACCACCGGCCAGATCGACGCAATGATCGCCGACACCACGAAGCCGGAAGATACGACCGGCTGGGTTGACGGCTGGACGCTGAAGGATTACGAGGCAGGAGGCACATACACGTCGATTGGCGGAACACGCACGATGACGGCGGTTGGTGGCGTGTCTTCCTCGGCCCTTGCACATCCCCTGTCGCGCGCTTCTACCACGTCCGTTTCGTCGGATTTGGCAGCGACCTACGGAATCGTCGCAAGCGTTTCATCGAACCTAGCAGCAACCTACACGATTGACTCCGTTGGGCAGGTTTCATCCAACCTTGCAGCAACTTACGGCATTGTCGCCTCTGTCAGCAGCAATTTGGCTGCGACCTATGCGATTGCAGCACCAACGGCAACCATTGCCTTCGATGATCCCGCGAGTCCTGGTTCGCCGCTGGACTTCGGCAAGAACACTGCCGCGTATTATTTCGACAGCGCGGCGGTCACAGTATATTTCAATCTGGCCAGCACCAACGCCCTGATCGCGACAGCATCGCTTACGACCAATTCGGATGCGACGCTGAACGACTACTCGGATGCCGCCTTCGTGTCCGGTACGAGCTATCGATGTGTGTTCAAATTCGCTGACGGAAGCGAAGGAATGGCAACGCTGGCGGCTGCATGAGTGTAGCAACCTTCACCCTGAAGTCAGCGTCCACGCAAGCGGCTGCGCCGTTCTCGCTGGGTCACGCCTTCAAGCAGGGTGATGTGCCTAGCGGCTCGCAACTGGTCGCTGGCTTCTCTGACATCCAGGTGGTGGCAAAGAATGCCTGGCCTGATGGATCGCTGAAGTTCGCAGTGGTGTCGGGCCGCGCGACGCTGACCGCTGATACGCCGCTATCGGTGGCGCTGTCAATCGGCACACCATCGGGCGGCACGGCGCTGACGACCACGGATCTGAAAGCTACTGGCGTAAGCGCCGCGATTGACGCTGGCGCTTTCGGCTCGGTGTCGTGGGCCACAACCGATTGGGATAGCCCTTGGCAGTCATGGGTATCCGGCCCGAAGATGAGTTCGTGGGTCTACCGCAAACCTGTGGGCGCTGACGCTCACTTGGTGGCCTTCGTTGAGGTGCGCCTGTTCTCTGGCGGCGAAGTGGAAGTCTTACCGTGGATCGAGAATGGCTATTTCCAGGTCGCTTCACCGACGAACAAGAGCGCCACCTATTCCTTCACGCTAGGCGGCACGTCGCGCTACTCTGGCGCACTTGACCTGAAGCACCACACACGCACGCCACTGATTAATGGCACCGCGCTGTCGTATTGGCTTGACACAGCGCCGGGCGTGACGCCGCGCCTTGATGTGGCTTACCTGCAATCGACAGAACTGGTGCCGACCTACAGTGCCTCGCGCAGCGCCACTGGCGTTGCAACACTTCCGACCACCTATGCGCCGTTCCAAATCGGCGGGTTCACGTACTACGCCGATAACATGGCGGAATCGGGCTACCAGCCTCCTATCGGTCTGTTGCCAGAGCATGATGTCGCCTACCTTGTTTGCACCGATAATTTTGAATTGCTCTACGGTGCGGCAGTGCGCAACGGCTATTCGGCGGGTCGGTATCCGCTTCATTACCGCGAAGCGTCAACCAACCGTGCCCCGCGCTTTTCCGTGCACCCGACACTGGTTCTCGCGGAGAACAGCGGGGTCTTTCACACCGGTGCATCGACGGCTAGTAACTACACGCCGACGCCAGCAGGCGGCGTTAATGCGAGTTGGGACACTGCGCACAGCCCATCCGTGGGCTTCATGGCTTACCTGCTGACAGGACACTGGTATCACGTAGAAACCATCCAGTTTGCGGCCACTGTGAACTGGTTTAACATCACGGACTGGTTGCCGGAAGCATCTTATCGCATCCGATTCTATTCGTCGTACGGTGCGACGCAAACTCGCGCGGTTGCATGGGGCTTCCGCGCCCTGGTGCAGGCGCTGACAATCATGCCGGACGATGACACGGCGCTGCGCGACGAGTTCATCACCCTGATCGACAGAATTATCGATTACTTCTCGATGATATACATCGAGCAGAGCAACAATCCATATGGCCTGATCCAGCCTGGCGAGTTCTACGACACCGTAGAGGGCGGCATGATGATCGCCATCTGGCAGCAGGATTTTTTCACTGCGACCATCGGCTACGCCATCGCAATGGGTGTGCCAATCCCGTCCGACAAGTTCGCCAAGCTAGAAACCTTCTTCCAGTGGAATGCCAAGCATGTGGTGGGCCGTCTCGGCACGTCTAGCGATTTTTGGTATGTGAACGGCGCGCCATACGATTTCCCGGCCGGAACCACGGTGCTGCCCGATTTTGCCGGTGGAACCGGCCCGTGGATTTCGGACTGGGCCGATATCTACCGGCGCACTTGGCTGGACGATCCGGGATACATGAGCGACACGGAGGGAGTGCTTGGCGCGGAATTTACGTCGAACACATGGGCAAGGTCGATGTGGGGGAACATTCACCCGTCGATTTCCTACGCCGTGCGATTCGGCGTGCCTGGCGCGGAGGCGGCCTACAACCGCATGACAGCGGCCAGTAATTATGACGACATACAGGCGACTTTCAATATTTCGCCGGTTTGGAGCGTTGCCCCGGCCTCAATTGGCGAATCTACACCTGAGCGAACAATGCGAAAAACGATCCGCTGCGACACTGTAAGCCTGATTCCTGGCACCGTAGTTTGCGGCGACAGGGGGCACGGAGTGCTCGCCGCTGGCATCGCCTCCGGGTTCCCGATTGCGAGCCTGCTGGAAGATGAGGTTGATGTAAGTGATCCGGTCGGCACCGAGTACATGGTCCGCATCCTGACCGTGCCAGTGGGCCTGACGATTGAGGTTGACGAGGACGGATCTTACGTTGCTACTGGCGCCGATGGCACCTATGTTGGCGACAAGCGTACGTATAAAAACGGCGTAGCAGAACCGGACACCACTTACACGATCAACATCGGTTTCACCTCGGTTAGCAGCAACCTCGCGGCAACGTATGCGATGGCCGGCTCGGTCAGCGGAAATCTAGCGGCAACTTATACTGTGGCTTCGTCGGTTAGTAGCAATCTAGCTGCCGCCTACGCCATCCTGGATTCGGTCAGCGGCAACATGGCTGCGACGTACCTGATTGACTCGGTTACAGGGCAGGTAAGCAGCGATCTTTCGGCCACATACGCGATTTTGGAGCGCATCAATTCTGACTTTGCGGCGACCTTCGCCATTGTCGCGGCTGTCAGCGCCAATCTCGCAGGCGCATACGCAATCGAGGCCGAAACGAACTATGTGCGATCCCCATCGGGCGGCGGCTACCGCACCAAACGCACGAACCCAACCACCGGCAGAAACACCGCACAGGACGGCAATCGATGAGCTACAAACAAGTAACGGGACCGGAAGCGCTGCCGGTCTCGATGGATGACGTTCGCCTGGACCTTCGCGATCCGGATGTGGCCTTGAACGGCCAGATCGAATCGATCATCTATGCGATTACGGCCGAAGTCGAGCATCGATTGCAGCGCGCGCTGATCACACAGACTCGCCGCGTGACGCTGGATGGCTTTCCTGAGTCGATCAAACTGGACCTCGCGCCTGTCGTTTCGATTGAGTCCGTAAGGTTTGTTGATACCAACGGCGTTACGCAAACGCTCGACCCACTCGACTACTACCAAGACCTGGTAACGGAGCCTGGCTACGTGGTTCCGGCATCGGGTAAGGCGTGGCCTGAAACGCTCGCTGATCAACTCAACACAGTGACGGTGGACTATACCTGCGGCTACGGCGAATCGTACATGAGCGTGCCGAAGGCGATTCAGGCATACATCCGCGCCCGCACGGTGCAGTTGTTCGATGATCCGGGCGCGAGCGAAGGTTTCCTCGGGCATTGCCTTGATGGCTTCGTGGTGTACTCATGAAGGCATTTGCCGCGACTCTTCGGCACTTTGTCACGATCAATGCGCCCGGCACTGGCCGCCTTCCTTCTGGCCAGCCTGTCGTCGGCATGGTGGAATATGACACGGCTTGGGCGAACATCGCCACCACTGGCGGACTTGAAACGATCAAGGCGGGCGCAATTACCTCGACCGTGAAGGTATCGATCCGTATGCGGTATCGCCTGGACCTGACAAACGCGATGGAAATCGCGCACGGCACCGACACCTACAAGGTTCTGGCGGTCCTGCCCGACACGAGCGGCAAGAAGCGGCACGTTGATCTGGTGTGTGAGCAGAATGTTTAAGTTCGACGCAACCAACCTCGTTGCCGGCATAAAAGAGGCTGTCGCCAAGATCGGCAGCGCACTCGATGAGGGAACATTGCGCGAGGCTGGCTTCGCTGGCGCGAAGGTCTTCCGCGAAGAGGCTAAGCGCAATGCGCTGGCGCACAAGAAAACTGGTGTCATCTACAACAACATCATTGTCAAGCGCCTTGAAGAGGAATCGTCGGGCGCGTATCGACAGTCATATCTGGTCACGGTTCGTAACGGCAAATTCGGCGCTGAGGGCGATGCGTATTACTGGCGCTTCGTTGAAAAGGGACATAAGTTCGTGCCACGCAATAAGAAGGTCAGCAAGAAGACCGGCAAAACAATTGGATGGAAGGCACACAGAGAGGCCGCCATTCTCGAATACGGCACTTCGTCAGTTCCTGCTTATCCGTTCATGCGCCCCGCGTACGACTCGAAAAAGATCGATGCCGACGAGGCAATTCTCGCCGTTCTCAAAGCGAAGATCGAAGGGCTCAAATTATGACCATGGAAGCGCAAATCTTTGAAGCGCTGCGCGGCCTTGTCTCGGATCGCGTCTTGCCCGATTTCGGCGGCGAGGGCGAAACACTTCCATTCATCACCTACCAGGCTGTCGGCGGCTCCCCAGTCAATTACGTAGAGGGCGCGATCCCTAACCGCGAGAACACCCGTTTGCAAGTGAATGTGTGGGCCGCCACGCGTGACGATGCATCCGCGCTTGGTAAGCAGGTAGAGGACGCCTTGCGCCTTACTGCGGCCCTGCAAACTGAAGTCATCACTGGCCGCATCGCGACCTACGACGAAGACACGAAGTATCGCGGAACCATGCAGGACTTCAGTATTTGGACATAGATTTTCTCAGCCCTTCGTGGGCAATACCTCCAGCCGCCTCGCGCGGCTTTTTTTACGCCTAAACGAAAGGAATTACCATGGCGCAAGTGCCCACCGGGACAGTCTTCCACATTGCAGCCGCATACGGAAGCGCAGTAACCACCACTATTGTGACCAACGCCGCCGAGGCAGTCGTCACCGCAGCCGCGCACGGCTACTCGAACGGCGACTTCGTTGAAGTTACCTCTGGCTGGGGGCGCCTGAACAAGCGCGTCTTCCGAATCAAGTCGGTCGCAACCAACACGATGGTGCTCGAAGGTGCCGACACCACAAGCACGACGTTCTTCTCGGCCGGCACTGGTATCGGCTCGGTGCGCAAGATCACCACCTTTACGCAGATCACGCAAGTGACCAGCGCCCAGTTCAGCGGCGGCGAACCTTCGGACGTCGAGTACAAATACGTTGAATCTGACGTGAAGTACAAGATCAACGACGGCTTTGCTGCATCGAGCGGTTCGCTGACTCTCGACGCCGACAGTATCGGCACCGCTGGCTACACGGCCCTCAAAGCCCTGACCGACGTGCAGACCGATACCTGCCTGAAGATGACGACCCGTTCCGGTTCGCTCGTCCTCCTGCCGTGCACCGCCGCGCTGAACGAGTCGATCAGCCTGCAAGACGGACAGATCAACACCGTTGCCGCTACCTTCTCGGGCAATAACAGGAATACTCGGTACGGAAGCTGATCCAGGCGAAGTAAAATAGATGGGTTGGTGCGACGGCATGCACCTCCCCATTTATTCCGAGGTTGAAATGATAGAGGTGGCAGGAAAATCCGTTTATGGAATCGTCTATTGCATAGAGCACATAGATTCCGGCATGTTATACATCGGGCAAACTGTGAGGCGGCTTTCGGCGCGCTGGTCGGAGCATGGGAAAAGCAGTTATTGCCCATTGCTTTACCGATCCATTAAGAAGTATGGTCGATCCGCCTTTAGAGTGGATATTCTCGATACCGCCGATTCGGCTGAAGATCTCAATATTCGAGAGGTGTTTTTCATCAAATTCTTCGGTACTCACCTTAGGCGCAACGGCTACAATTTGCGCGAGGGCGGAAGTAATGGGAAGCACAGCGAAGAATCCCGCAAAAAGATGTCTATCGCGGTGCTGGAGGCGTATAAGAATCCGGCGTTTCGTGCAAAGTTGAGCGCCGCAAGACTTGGCGTAAAGCACAGCGCCGAGCATGTTGCTAAGAGGTCCGCTAGCCTCATCGGTAAGAAGCACACGGATGCAGCCAGGAAGAAGCAGTCTGAGGCCCGCAAGAAGACTTGGGCCGATCCAGAATTGCGCGCCAAAGTCTATGCAGCGCAAATCGCTGGGAAAGCGAATCCTGAATATCGCGCTGCCGCTGCCGAAAAATCGCGCGCAATTTGGTCTGATCCTGATAGGCGTGCAGCAATGATGAAAGCGCTCGATGCTACACGCGAAGCTGGAAACGCAGCAAGGAAAGCGGCGTGGGCCGATCCAATCAAGAAAGCCGCAAGGTTGGAAAAGATCGCCGCGACACGCGCATCAAAGAGAAGTTTAATAACTAGCTAGTACCGCCATCGTGCGGAGCCAAAGCCAGTCCTGAGAAATCACGACTGGCTTTTTTACATCCCTCAATTTATTTCGTTGTCCTGCCTCGCTTCTGCGGGGCTTTCGCGCTTGTGCGCAACCCGCTTGGTCGCACCTTGTCGGGTCTTTTTCACCCACTAGAAAGAAAATATCATGGCAAAGAAGCTCTCCCTCAATATCGCCCCGACTTTCAAGGGGATGGTAGCAATTCCAGTCCCTGGCGATAAAGCCGCAGACGTTGAGTTCACCTTCAAGCACCGCGAGCGCCCGGACTTCAAGGAGTTCATGGAAAACCTGCCTGGCCGCGACGACCTCGACGTGATCCTCGATGTTGTCAGCGCGTGGGATTTGGACGACCCGTTCGACAAGGATGCGGTCGATAAGTTGCTCAAGCGCTACATGGGTTCGGCCCGCGCCATCCTGAACCACTACATCGAAGAATCAGCCGGGGTACGCGTAAAAAACTAAGGCAGCTTGCACAGTCCATGTATCAGTCGCTTCCCTCTGCGGAGGAAGCGGCTGCGGCGGGCTTCGCGCCCGAGGACTATGCAAGCGAGCCGGTAGATGTGTTCACGGAGAACGCGACGCCCTACGCGCTGTTCTGCTACATGCAGACACAGTGGACTTACTCGATGGCCGGCGCGATGGGCCTGAAATACGAAGTGATGCATCACAAGATGGATCGCATGAAATTGTCTGCTGAGGACTACGAAGAACTCGAAGCAGATATCAGGGTGATGGAGTTCGCCGCCCTTGAAGAAATGCACCGGAAGAAGACTTAACTAAACCCGCTTCGGCGGGTTTTTCTATTGGGCTTGCCAATGTCAGAAATCACCAACAGCGCGACGATCAAGGTAGTTGTCGATGGTAGTCAGGTCGAATCAGGCCTTGCCAAGATCGACGCCGCCGCCGCTAAGACCGGCAAGTCGCTCGACACATTGGGGGGCGGCAATGGACTGAGTAAGGTTGCAACTGATGCCGAGTCCGCAGCGCGAAAGGTAGAAATTGCAGGGCGATCCCTAGCTAGTACGATCCAGCGAACAACGACGGCGCTGGAGTCTGGCGGGAAATCTACTTCGGCATACTACGAAGCAATTGCAAACCAGCGTGGAATCAATCCGGCCCTGCTGGCTCCGTATCTCTCCCAACTAAAGATGGTGGAGGAGGCGCAAAGAAAAGCAGCCGCAGCGGCTGAGGACGCGAGTGCAGCACAGGTCCGAGCAGCGCAGGCGGCTCGGAACGAATTGATTGCCCAACGCGAGGCCGCGCAAGCACTTGCCGGTCGCGAATCATTCTTGAGCACCCTCCGTGAGCAAATTTCACTCTATGGAAAATCATCTGAGGAGGTAATTCGATTCCGCGCGGCACAAGCGGGAGTTGCCGAATCGGCTGAGCCATTGATTCTTCAACTGAAGAATATTAAGGCTGCACACGAAGCTGTCGCGCAGGCCGCAAGAGAGGAAGCCGCCGCTCAACAGAAGTCCGTGCAAAAACAAACCGGCAAGGACTCGTTTATTGCGAGCCTACAAGAGCAAGCATCTGCGGTCGGTAAAACAAGGTCGCAGTTATTAGAGATGCAGGCGGCGCAACTTGGCCTTTCCGTCCAAGCGGCCCCATTCATTGCTCGATTGCGCGAGACCGAGGTTGGCGTAACTAATTTAGGTCTTTCGTCCAAGCAAACCGCCGCCGCGCTCCGTGGCGTGCCAGCGCAGTTCACTGATATTGTCACCAGCTTGCAAGGCGGGCAAGCGCCCCTGACAGTGTTCTTGCAACAGGGCGGCCAGCTCAAGGATATGTTCGGCGGAGCTGGTAATGCCGCGAAGGCGCTTGGCGGCTATGTCCTCGGCCTGATCAACCCATTCACGGTCGGCGCTGCCGCTGTTGGGGTGTTGGCGTACGCCTATAGTCAGGGCGCAGCGGAGGCGAAAGAGTTCAACAAACAGATCATCCTGACGAACAACGCTGCTGGTGCCACCGCAAGCAGCGCGGCATCGTCGGCCCGTGCAATCGCGCAGATTACCGGCACCCAAGGCGCAGCCGCCGAGGCTGTTGCTGCCCTCCTGGCAACTGGACGTGTCGCGGCAAGCGATATGACTCGCTTCGGGGAAGTCGCAATCCGAATCCAGCGCGAGCTTGGGATTGAGGTGGCCGATACCGCGAAGCAGTTTGCCAATTTGCGCAACGATCCTGTCAAGGCGCTTAAGGAGCTCAACGATAGCTATCACTTCGTAACCGCCTCAACCTACGAGCAAATTAAAGCGCTTCATGATCAAGGCCGCGAAACCGAGGCTGGCATTGCGGCGCAACAGGCATATGCGAGCGCCTTTGATGATGTAACAAAACGCCTTGAGGCCAATGTCGGGAAGGTTGAAAAGGCCTGGCGCGGCGCGAAGGATTCGGCAAAGAGCGCGTGGGATTCATTCCTAGACATTGGGCGTGGGGACACCGAATCTGGCAAGTTGAGCCTGCTATCGCAGCGCATCGCCAACAGGCAAGGAATGCTGGACGACAGGCGCGCGCGAACCGGGACGAAAGACGACGACGTAACGCGCATAGCGGAAGCGGAACTGGCGGCAATGCGCGGCGAGCAGGAATTGTTGCAGGCGAACGTGCGCGAGCAAAATCGGGCCAATGAGGCTAAGTCTGCGGGCGTTCAACTTGAGGCAGACAGAATCAAGTGGATGGACCTTGGCGACCAATATCTAAACAAAGAAGCAAAGATGCGCAAGGAGATTTTGGCCGTACAGAATCTCGGGAGGGTAGCGCAAATCGATCAACTTGAAGTTGAGAAGCGCGTCGCGTTGATTCGCGAAAAGTACACCACGAAAGCCTCAAAGCCGAAAAAGACGACCGACGAGTTCGCCCACTTGATGAATAAGATCAACGGCAAAGACCTTGGCGTTGATGCCGACTTCGAGAAGAACGTCGGCACGCTGTCATCAGCATATGCGTCTGGTCGAATTGGGCTTGAGTCGTACATGAAGTCGTTGGGCAACTATATTTCCCAGCAAAAGTTCGCGGTCGATGGGGAAAAGGAGCGTCAAAAGTCAATCGAGAACGTGCAAAAGGCCATCGCCGAGCGCGATTCCGAGACCGCAAACTACTTAGGAAATTTGGACAAGGAAGTGCTCAGCAATGAGCGCTTGGTTCAGTTGTTCGACAAGTCAAAGCAGGCTATCGAACTTGAGACCATCGCACGCCTTGAGAACGATCTGGCAAACCGCCAAGCGAACGAATACGATGAGAAGAAGGTCGCCTCGCTTGAGCGTGAGATTGCCGCCCGCAAAGCCAATGCTGCGGCGCTTGGCGGAATTGACGCTAATGAAGCGCTGAAGAAAGCTGGCGAAGACCTGGACAAGTTCCTTGATCCAGCAAAGGCACAAAGCTTTGGCGACGCTCTGCGTGGTGCGTTCGGGAAAGCAGGCGATTCGCTAGTGAAATTGACCGGCACGCTTCAGACCTACGGAGCGAAGCAGGCTGAAATTGAGAAGCAGCGAGGCAATGCCGCTTTCCGCTACATGAACGGGAAAGACAGCGAGGAAAAGTACCTCAAAAATATATCCGAACTCAATCGCCAGAATACCAAGGAACAATTGGGGTCGTATGGAGATATGGCTTCGGCCGCATCTGGTTTCTTCGGTGAACAAAGCCGAGGTTATAAGGCACTTCAAGCCGCATCGCAAGTATTCCACGCCGCCGAACTGGCCATGACACTGGCAGAGCTTATCCCTAAAGGCATAAGTGCGGTTCTGACGCAAGGCAAAGGTGACCCGTACACTGCATTCGGGCGCATGGCCGCGATGGCGGCAATCGTCACTGGCCTTGGTGTCGCGATAAGTGGCGGTGGAGGTTCGGGTGGCGGCAAGTCCGCTGCCGATGTGCAGAAGTCTCAGGGAGCCGGTAGCGTGCTTGGTGATTCTTCGGCCAAGTCTGAATCCATCACCCGCTCTATCGATCTGGTCGAAAAGAACACCTACCAAGGCCTCACGTACAGCGCCGGAATGCTAGCATCTTTGCGCGCCATTGAAGCCGCGATGTCTGGCCTCACCAATATGGTTCTGCGCGACGGCGGGATCGTTGACGGCAAATCGTTCGGCATCACCGAGGGCACGATTGCGAAGTCGCTGGGCGGCCTGTGGGGCAAGACCAAGCAGAACATCGTAGATTCTGGCCTGTCGTTCGGCGGCTCCCTGAGCGAGTTGCAGGCTGGCCGTGGTTTCAGTCAATACGCCAGCGTGGATACGACGAAATCCAGTTGGTTCGGGCTTTCCAAGTCCGTCAGTAACTCGGTCCAATCGAAGGCAATCAGCGACGCGCTATCGCAGCAGTTCGCCATGATATTCACCGGCCTTGAGGACACATTAAAGGTTGCTGCAAAAGGCATTGGTATCGGATCAGATTCGGTATCGGCGGCCCTCAATAATCTCGTGCTGGAATCGACTTCAATCTCCCTCAAGGGCTTGAAGGGGGATGAGCTGACGCAGGCAATCAACGCCGTTATCTCCAAGGCGATGGATGAAATTGCCAGTACGGCATTCCCCGGCTTCGAGAAATTCCAGAAGCTTGGTGAGGGGCTGTCTGAGACAGTTGTTCGTGTGGCCAACGACTTTGTCGCCATTGATACGGTGTTTGCATCGTTCGGCAAGGCCTTCGGTCAAATCGGCTTGGAGTCGGTCGAGGCCCGCGAGCGTCTTATTGACCTGTCGGGCGGCTTGGAGAAATTCACGTCGCAGGGCGAATACTTCCTGACGAACTTCTTCACGGATGCCGAGCAGGCGGCTAAGCTGCGCGCCCGCATCGATCCTACGTTGTCGCAGTTCGGGCTGAGCACCGAAGGCGAGGGCGCCAGCAAAGCCTTCCGCGATGTCGTTGTGGGCCTCGATACCACGTCCGAAGCCGGGGCCAGGGCTTACGCCTCGCTCATGGCCATTGCTCCCGCATTCAACGCTGTGATCAAGGCCGCCCAGGGCGCAGCCGATGAGCGCCGTGGACTGCAAGAGCAACTGGACGCACTAACGCTCACATCGACGCAGCGCCTTGAGCAGCAACGCAATGCCCTGCACGAGAGCAATCGCGCGCTGTTCGATAACATTCAGGCGATCAACGCGACCGCCGCTGCAATCTCGTCCATCAAGGAGGCTGCTGGAACCTTGCTGGGCGGCGTGGACAATGCCCTTTCGGTGGTGCAGACGAGCGTTAATGCAGAGAAGGACGCCGAGAACAAGGCTAGGACGCTTCGCCTCAAGGCAGTTCAAGATGTGATCGACGTCGAAACGGCGGCGCTGCAAAAGTACAAGACGCTTTCGGACGCCCTTCGATCCTCTCTCGATCAGATTTCAGTGCCAGGCAATGCCAGAGGCGACCGCGCCGCAGCACAAGCGCAGATTCAGACGGCGCTGGCGATCGCTCGCGCTGGCGGTGGTCTACCAACGACCGAAGGCCTTCGCGGCGCGCTGTCCACACTCTCCCGCGATTCGTCTAGCCTGTTCTCCAACCTCGTTGACTTCCAGATCGATGCCGCTCGCACGCGCACTGCCTTGGGCGATCTTGCCGACCTCACCGATGGCCAGATCAGCATCGAGGAGCAAACGCTAAGGACGCTGAACGCGCAAAAAGACGCCATCGATAGGGCGAGCAACGCCGAAATCGAGCGCCTCAGCGCAATCTATTCCGAGGCACAGAAGCAGGTTAATTTCCTCAAGGGGATTGATGCCAATACCAAGTCGGTTGCAGAGGCAATGCTCGGCTTGGCTGATGCGATCAAGGCGGCGCAAGCAAACCCGGTCTTAACCGGAACGCCAGCTATCTCGCAAGCGTACAAGGACTATCTTGGCCGCGCCCCTGACGCTGCCGGGCTTGATTTCTTCACGAATCAGGCGGCGGGCGGCGTGCCAATTGCCGACATCGTAAGCCAGATTGCAAACAGCGCCGAGGCTAAGGCCCAAAGCCTGTTTAAAGATGTCCTTGGCCGTGCTGGCGACGCTGCCGGTGTGCAGTATTGGACGCAGGCCTTGGCTAGTGGAATGTCGCTTGAAACGGCTCGCATGCTGTTTATGCAGAGCGACGAGTACAAGAAGCTTCACCCGCTTAGCTCTGGCACCAACAGCGTCCCAAGGGATCGCATTGCCCTCATTCATGAGGGTGAGCGCGTCATCCCACCAGCCGATAACCGCGAGCTGATGTTGAGGCTTCGCAATCCAGGCGGGAGCAACGAGGCGCTTGTGGCTGAGATTCGCGCGTTGCGTGCGGAACTTGCCGAATCTAGTTTGTCTAGGGGGGCAGAAGGCCTCGCCACCGCCCAAAACACTCGCAAGATTGCGTCGACACTTGAGCGACTTATGCCAAATGGCGATGCACTGCAAACGAGGGCTATTGCATGAAGATTATCCAGCCAACAACCCTGACGACGGCAATGCTGGTCAGTAGCACCGTCCCGGAAACTGACTATCCGGCGTGGTCTTCTGGCACAGCCTACGCGGTCGCAGATAAGGTGATCCGCACGAGCACTCACCGCATCTATCGACGGCTGGTTGCGGGGACTACCGCCACAGCACCAGAAAGCGATGCAGTCAACTGGCTCGACATCGCCCCGACGAACCGATGGGCCAAGTACGACGACAAGGTGGGCACGGTCACTACCGCTGCCACCACCATGACGGACGTGCTCACGGCTGGCAGCGTGGGCGGCATCGCCCTCTTTGAGCTCGTTGGCCGTACCGGCGTGGTCTCGATGAAAGATGCGCCGGGCGGCACAACAGTCTACAGCCGGACTCTCGACCTAGACGGCACGATTGTGCTGGACGTGTTCGACTGGTTCTTTGCCGACTACGAGCAATTGTCAGACATCGTTTTGACCGACCTCCCAGCGCAATTCACTAGCGCGGAGCTCACGGTAACGATCACCGCCACGAGCGGGAATGTGTCATGCGGTGTGTGTAAGCCCGGCCTCGTAATCGACATTGGGAATACGCTCGCAGGCGCCAAGGTCGGAATCATCAACTACGACGGCAAAGACACCGATGTATTCGGAAACGTCTACATCGTGTCGCGCACTTTCAGCAAGCGCGGATCGTTCGATGTCGTCACGCAGAAGGCGAGCTTCAACAGAATCTTCCGCCGCCTCGCCGCCCTCCGTGGAACACCGTGCATTTACATCGGCACCGAGGCCGCAGGAATGGAGCCGCTGCTTATTTATGGTTTCTTCCGCGACTTCAGCATCGATGTTGCCTACTTCTCCCATCACCATTGCTCCCTTGAAATCGAAGGACTTATCTAATGTCAATTACGCCACTTCCATCGCTAGACCGCACTGCCGCTGGCTTCCGCGCGTCGTTGGATGCGTTCTTTCTATCTCAGCTGCCGACCTTCTGCACTGAGGCAAACGCCCTGGCTGCGGCGATGAACGCAGCGTCCGCTGGCGGCGCAAACTCGATCCAGTACACCTTTAGCACCACGACCACCGACTCCGACCCTGGCGCTGGATATATGCGACTTGGCAGCGCGACTCAAAACGCGGCAACGGTGATGCGCCTTGATTTGGCCGATGCTCTTGGCACTACGCAAACGACCGTTCTCGATACGATGGACGATAGCACCAGCACTATTAAGGGCTTCATTCGCGTCATCAAATCTGGCGACGCCTCCAAGTGGCTGATGTTTGCCCTAACCGCTATTGCATCACCAGCCGGCTACCGCAATTTCACTGTTACGCCGGTTTCCTCAAGCACCTCAAGTCCGTTCGCGGATGGCGACACGGTGGTGATGTACTTCGGGCGAACCGGCGACAAGGGCGACACCGGAAGCACTGGAACGGCTGGCACCAACGGCACCGATGGCGCAACCGACTCTATCGGCTACACCTTCAGTTCAACAACGACCGATAGTGATCCGGGCGCGGGCGTGCTGCGCCTGTCCAATGCGACGCAGAACCTTTCGACCGTTATCCGCATGGACTTGGTTGATCGCTTTGGAACGACGCAAACTGACGCACTCGATGCCATGGATGACAGTACGAATGCCGTCAAGGGCCTGCTGCGTCTGACGAAATACGGCGACCCTAGCAAATGGATGTTGTTCACGCTGTCTTCGATTGCATCGCCGTCCGGCTATAAAAACTTCACGGTTGCCCTTGTATCAGCCAGTGCCTCAAGCCCGTTCACGAACGGCGATAACCTTTGCCTGCATTTCTCGCGCTCGGGCGACCTTGGATCGTTGCAACGCCGGGTCAACACGATCACTAGCAGCAGCGCGCCAACGCCCAACTGCGCAACGACCGACCTATTCACCGTTACCGCGCTCGCGGCGAATGCCACCTTTGCAGCTCCGACCGGTACACCAGCGGATGGTCAGTCGCTCATGTTTCGCGTTAAGGACAATGGCACACCAAGAACCTTCGCGTACAACTCGATATACCGCGCCGGTAGTAATTTGGCCTTTCCTTCTACTACCATCGCCAATAAAACGATGTACATCGGCTGGATATTTAACGGCGTTGACTCCAAGTGGGATCTCGTATCCGTGCTGGATAACATCTAAGGCGCGATATGGCGAACATGTATGCACGCTCGACGCTGGCAACCTGGGATGCACTGTCGGCTGGCGGCTGGTCTGACACGTCGGGCGGGCCTAGCAATGGCCTGGTCCCGGATATCAATACAGACGTAATCTTCGATGTGAATTCAGGTGTGGTCAGGACGATTCCGCTGGCAACCGATCAGGCCTATTGCAAGTCCTTCGGAACAATTGGAGCGGTGAACGCGATGACGTTCACTGGTACTTTGCACGCGTATGGCAATGTAAATCTGACTGGACTTGCCTCAGTTGACCAAGTGCAGTTTGAGGCGTCTGGCTCCCTGAACCAGGCGGCGTGCGTGTTAGATACGCTTGGCGTTCTTAGTCCCGCAGTGCTTACATTGGGCCTAGCTATCTCTCCTCGATGGATAAGCGTGGGTGATGGGGCAACGCTTACAGCCAGCAGTGCCAATGTTACCTGTGAAGGATTGTTTGCATCTGGAGCTGCAACCATCAACTTTGGCTCCGGCACATGGTTATTTTATGGCAATGGTGCTCTATTTACGATTGGCTCGGGCTGCACGGTAGATGGGGGCACCTCATTGCTGAGGTTTACAGGAATCTCTGTAACTTTCGCTGGCGGTGGTAAAACCTACAACAATTTTTGGTGGGATTCCACCAACACATGCACGCTGACCGGCGCGAACACCTTTAACGACGTGAAAATTACCGGATCGTCGGCAAACCTATATTTCCCGGCTAGCGCGACAACCACGCTTGCGACGCTCACAGCAGACGGCACGCCATACGCAATCATGAGCATTCGGTCGTCATCGCCTGGCACGCCAGCTACCCTGGTCAAGTCGGGCGGAGGAACTGTGATGGTCTACAACTGCGACATCAGAGACATCATCGCCAGCCCGTCATCGACCTTTTATGCCACGCGCTCCGCAGATAGCGGCGGCAATACCAACTGGACTTTCGTTGTCATCTACAGCGGCTTTCTTTCCTTCATGTAAGGCACCCATGTTTATTCGTCTTGGCAATCCATTCGATATCAATATGCTGCATGTCATTGGTGACGTGCAGTATCCCGCAGGCTGGTTCCTCAACGGGGAGAATCGTGCCGCGCACGGCGTCACCGAAGTGGCCGATCCACCGCCAGTTCCAGTCGTGCCGCAAGAAGTCACGCGCCGCCGTGGCCTGCAAGCGCTTCTGATTTCCGGCGTTACCGAGGCAATGATCGAGGCCGCAATCGAGGCGGCATTGACCGGCCTTCAGCGCGAGCTTGCCTTGATCGAGTTCCGCACGTCGCAAACGTTCGAGCGCACCCGCCCCTTGGTGATCGCCATTGGCGGCGCGATGGGCCTTGACCTTGACGAACTCTTTATTCTCGCCGCGAGCCTGCCATGAGGCCGGGCCGCGTCGTTGTTCGATTCACGACCAAGGGGCACATCGGCAGCAGGATCGCAGCCAAACTATCCCAGTCGCGCGAGTTTAATCACTGCATGCTGATTGACGGCGACATGGTGTCGGAGGCTGTGACGTGGGGTGGAACGCGGTACGTGAAGACGGACATAGCCATGCGCGGCGTGAAGAAGTTTCAGGACATGGTAGTGATCGTCCCAAACATAGAGGCCATGCGCACATTCCTGCGCGACCAGTACGGCAAGGGCTATGACTGGCTTGGCGCTATCGGATTGCCGATCCTGCGCTCGGAGGCGTGGCAGGACGATGACCGCTGGTGGTGCAGCGAAATCATTCTCGCGGCACTTGGCGCTGGCGACAATTGGATTCTCGATCCCGCTGAATTGCGGAGGGTGACACCGAACGATCTACGACAAGTGCAGCTTGCGAAACTTCCCTACAACCAACCTGCTTCGGCGGGTTTTTTTACGGCTAATCCATGACAGACCAAAACGCCAACGAGAAGGCAATCACCGACGCCCGCATTCAAATTGCGCGCCTTGAAGTGGACGTGATGCACCTGACAAAAAGCGTCGGGGAACTCAAGGAAAGCAACCGGGAGCAAACGGAAAAGATTGATCAGATTCTCTTGGCCCTGTCGTCGGCTAAGGGCGGCTGGCGAACATTGATGCTTGTCGGCGGGGCGGCTTCGACCATCGGTGCGCTGGCTACTTGGGCGTTCTCGCAATTCGGAAAGAACATGACATGAAACTGATCGATGATTGGCGCGCAGTCCTCGGGAAGGCATGGTCCGTACGCTGGTGGGCTGTTAGTGCGGCGTGCCAGGCTGCCGAAATGGCGCTGCCGCTGTTCTCCGATGCGATGCCGCGCAAATGGTTTGCTGGGGTCGCTCTGCTGTTCGCCGCGTTCGGCATGTACAGCCGCTTCGTCAAGCAGAAGGATATGCAATGAGGCGCGCCAGGAGCCTCGTTGCCGCGCTGGCGGTTAGTATCGCCGCCTTCGGAACATGGCAGGCGAGCGAGGGCTTCACCGATGTCGCGGTCATCCCGACAAAGGGCGACGTTCCGACCATAGGACACGGCAGCACTCGTTACGAGGACGGCTCGCCGGTCAAGATTGGCGACACGATCACCAGAGAGCGCGCCGCCGTGTTGGCGCGCAATCTGATGTCCAAGGACGAGCGTACCTTCGCCGCCTCGTTGCCGCCCGATGCGCGCTTGTTCCCCGAGGAGTATGACGTGTATCTCGACTTCACCGGGCAGTACGGGATTGGAAATTGGCGCGGCTCAGCCATGCGCGCAAATATCATCGCGGGCGATTACGTGGCCGCGTGCAAGGCGATTCTGCGCTACCGCTTCGCCGCCGGCTACGACTGCAAAACTTTGGTCAATGGCCGTCCGAATAAGCGCTGCTGGGGCGTATGGATACGCCAAAAGGCTCGATACGATAAATGCATGGGGGCTCAATGATTGCCAAATTCCTCGCCACCGCCCGCGCAACCATCATCCCGCCGTGGGCCAAGTGGCTCGCATTCCTGGTACTGCTTTCGGCGGTCTATGGCATGGGGCGCCTACACGAAGCCCGACGCGGCGCGGATGCTCATGCCGAATACGTCAGTAAGCAGGCGTCGCAAACCGTCTTCATCGTTAAGCGCCAAGTCGAAGTTGTCGCGAAGATTGAAACGAAGTGGCGCGACCGCATCCAGAAGGTCTACATCAAGGGAGATGAAATTGAAAAGCAAGTGCCTGTCTATATTACGCGTGATGACGATGCCCGCTTTGGCGTCAATGCTGGCTTCGTGCGCAACCACGATGCCGCCTGGTCAGGTGAGCTTGCTAAACCCGGCAGCGACGCTGATCGAGAACCAGCGGGCATTCCGCTATCTGTCATCGGAGAAGTCGAGGCCAGCAACGCCACAGCCTGCCGAGCGTGGCGAGAACAGGCCCTCGGGTGGCGCGACTTCTACGCCAAGCAGCAAATAGCGATCAACGGCAAGGCCGGGGATTGGTTCAAAGCGACGCCGGATTAGCCATGACAACCGTGATCGCCACCCGCAAGTGCATGGCCGCAGACCGTTTAATCACATCAATGCACACTTTCAACGCCAGCAAGATATTTCGCGTACACGGCTCACTGATTGGTGTTGCCGGACCATTCGAGCAATGCCTGAAGTTTATCGAGTGGCGGCGCAATCCTGACCTCAAGCCGACTTTCTCCGATGCCGTCAGCCTTGAGGCGCTTGAGCTTTCCTCGGACGGGCAGCTTACTTGGTGGGGCGCTGAAATGGTCGCAATCCCGATTGACAGCGATTTCTACGCGATTGGATCTGGCGCGGCTTATGCACTTGGAGCGATGGCCATGCGCTCCAGCCCGAGGCGCGCAATCGAAGTCGCGGCCCGGTACGACTCAAGCACCGGAAGTGAAGTGCAGATAATGAACCTAGGGACCAAATGAACGAGCCGACCGTAATCGACACACAGCTTCTCGAATGGGCCACGCCGACAGAGGCTAGATGCGTGGAGTCGGTGAATCGCTTGGGAAGTGGGACGCAGGCAGCGAAAGAGCTTGGCGTCACAAAAAACGCTGTCAACGAGCGTATTAGGGCACTGAAGAAGCGGGCGGCACTAAAGGGTTATTCGCCCGAGCATGATATGCGCCGGACGGTCCCTGATGGCTATCTGGTCAAGGGCGTTTCGACCTACTACGACAAAGAGGGCAAGCCCTCCGCGCAGTGGGTCAAGAGCGCAGTTGATACAGAGCGTCAGCGCGAGATAATGCAGGCGGCGTTTGCGGCGATGTCTGAGGATTTGCCGCGTGTCGTACCACTGAAATCTAGCCGCTTCACCGACGATGCCCTTTGCAATCTCTACGTTTTCACGGATTACCACTTGGGCCAGCTTTCATGGCACAAAGAGGGTGGCGCCGATTGGGATCTCAAGATTGCCGAGTCCATGCTTATGGCCAGCTTCACGCATATGGTTGATGTCTCGCCAAATGCATCCGCGTGTGTGCTGTGCATTCAAGGTGATTTTCTTCACACGGACGGGCTTTTACCGCTGACGCCAGCGCACAAAAACGTCCTCGATGCCGATGGTCGATTCTCAAAGATTGTGGCAACAGCGATCCGCGTCCTTCGCCGTCTGATATCTCACGCGCTCGCTAAGCACGATTCTCTGCACCTCATTATTTGCGAGGGCAATCACGACGAAGCTAGTTCAATGTGGCTGCGCCAGATGTTCGCCGCGATGTTTGAGAATGAGCCGCGCATGACGGTCAATGATTCAGAACTGCCGTTCTACGTCCACCAGCACGGCGAAACCATGCTTGGCTTTCATCACGGGCATAAGGTCAAGAACGAGCAATTGCCGATGTTGTTTGCGGCGCAATATTCCAAAATGTGGGGCGACACCACAAAACGGTATGCCCATTGCGGACACCGCCATCACATTGACGAGAAGGAATACTCTGGCATGTCGGTTACGCAACATCCAACCTTGGCGGCTAGGGATGCGCACGCCTCACGCGGTGGCTGGATATCGGACCGCGCAGCGAACGTCATCACGTATCACAAGCGCTTCGGTCAAGTTGCTAGGACTGTCGTGTGCCCTGAGATGTTCGAGGCAGCATGACAACCCAATCGCCCCGCCGCCAATGCGCCTGTGGCCTAATGCCCATCGTAGAGCGACGCAAGACACCGTTTGCCACCTCGGTACAGGTCAAGTGCCGTTGTGGCCGCCACGGGGCTGCAATCCTCTACACAAAGCCGAAAGACGAGGCCTGGGCAGTCGGATGTGCCGTGGATGGCTGGGACTTGGGCGATTAGACTGGCTTCAAGCGCGCGACCAAGGCCATTTGATGGCCGCGATTGCGATACATCAGCGCGGAGAATTTGAGGTAGCCAAGCGCAGCCAAAGCGCCTGCCAGCAGGAATTTCAACAGGCCAGCGCGAATGCCTCGCGGGTCTGATTCGTACGGGTCCCATGTGCCAAACGAGGTTATCTCGAAGCCCTCGCTCATGAGCAAGTCCTTCAGTTCCCATGGGGTGTACTCGTAGACATGGCACATCGGGTGGCGCGGCCCGAAGTTCTCCGAAAACGGCTTAGAGTCGTAAGAGGGCGCATGCGCGAACTGGCGCATGATCTTGGCCCATGAAGCAGCATTCGGCGTGCCGATGAACACATGACCGCCAGGCACTAGCACACGTTTAATTTCTCGGAGGAAGCCGCGCGGGTTATCGTGGACGTGCTCGAACACTTCCATCGTGGTCACGACATCGAAACTCGCATCATCGTAGGGAAACGCCTTCTCGAAGTCGAATGCATCCAACTGCCAATTCTTGACTGCGCCTGATGGTGTCGAAAACGACGCTGAGTCGCGCGCAGACTCATGCCCTCCTAACTCATCCGGCGCGACATTGCCACGTAGGATGCAGCCCAAATTTGCCAGCAGCGAACCCACATGCACATCGTGCCCGAGGTCGAGCGTGCGCTTGCCAGCAAGCGGAATACTCGCCCGCAGAAAATCGACGCAACTAATAATCCGCTCGCGGTTCCACAGCACGTAATCAGGTGGATTCGTGTGGTCCAGGATCGCGCCAAGCTCTTTAGCGTCAATTTTCATCGCTGCCTCATTAGTTGCACTGCATGAAATTAAAGTTGGATTTTAGTATGCATCTTTGCGCCATATTGCACAAGGAATAATTGAACACTTCGCAAACCATCGGCACTATGTTGTTTATGGGTCGCGGGTAAACACTTTCGCCACTATACTGTTCGCATGTACAGTGTCAAACAACTTCGACGCCATGGCGCGCGCCTCAGTGATCGCCAAATCCATTCCGAGCCACCCGTCGCCGGTCACCTCACCATGGCGATGGTCGGCAGCGCCTACGAACTCAAGTTGCACTCCGAGAACGATGGCTCCAGCCGCGAGCCACTGATCCCGATCCTCTACGATGCTCGCCTGATTTCCATGCAAGGCGATAAGATGCTGTTCCGTGGCTTGGAGCGGCGCGGTGGGCCGGATGAGGCGACCTGGTTGCAGGAATGGTCGGTGAGGGTATCTGGATCGTAGTTTTCATAAAATACAGTCGTAAGTCATTGTTAACTATAGGTTCGTACAGTGGTTATGAGTGGTTGTTGTATAATGGCCGATTCGCTCTTAAGAGCCTGATTCCATTGATAAAAGAGCCTTTGTATAATGCTTTCGACCGCTAACAAAGCCGATGAAAGTAGCCTTACAGCCGCATGGAGTTTGCGAAAATTCAGAATATTCGTTTAGAATTTTCATAGAATCTTTGCTTGTATGTCTTGCCAGCCGCCGCGCAGATCGTTGTATTTTTCCGTCATCGATGGGTTTTTGTGGCCAAGCATCGCCTGCGCGAACTCAGCCCCGTACTGCTCGCGGTATAGCCGCTCGGCAAGACTCCTAATCTCGTGGAAGCTGGGCGGCGTCCGCCCGCCGCCTCCCTGGCGTACTGGAAGGCATTCGAGAGCCCGTTGCTAGTCACCCTGTCACCTGGCTTTACTTTCGATACGTGCTTCGTGTGATGCACCATGTACCGGCTCACGATCAAATCGCGGCACGCTGCGATGGCGTCTGCTATCGTTAAGCCCACTACCTTTAGTCCGATCCTTCCATCTTGGCGCATCCGTATGTCGCCCTGTCCCTTGCCTTGCACGATGTGCAGGTATCCATCTTTGAAGTCCGCGAACTTCATCCCCGCCACATCATCCCGCCTCTGTGCCGTCAAGAGGGCGAGCATCATCGCGCGTTGCAGCCACGTTGGCGCCTGAGCGTGTACAAGCCAGAACTGTTCAAGCGAAAGGCGCTCGCGCTTCACGGTTCGGCTTGGCGCGTAGGTTGCCGTCACCGGGTTGCAGCCGCTAGGAACGTGCCCCTCGGCCTCTGCCATGCGAAACAGGTCGGAGAGTCGCGCGCGAAGCATCAACGCCGTGGCGGCCCCGCTATCCTTCTCGGTGGTCCTAATCAGTTCGGCTATGTGAACCGTCTCGACATCGCGTAGGCGCATCCAGGCGAAGTCGCTTTCCTCGATGCGCTTGAGGTAAAACTTGCACATTCTCAGCGTGGACGCGGCGCGCTTAGCCTTCTCGGACCACAGTTTTTCATAAGCCGGAATCCACGACTTGATAGTGAAGGAATCCTTGCCAGCCACCCAATCAGCTAACGGCGTATGACGCATCGTGGCCAGTACCGCATTCGCCGCGCGCGCCTCCGCAAACGCAAAGGCGCGATCCTTCTTCAAACCGCGCTGCTTTCCGGATATCGGGTTGACATAGTAGAAGTATCCCGCCGCATTCTGATACAGGTTCGGCGGAAATCCTCGATTTTTTGCTAGTCTCTGGCGGCCCATATTAGTCCGATGTGTACTCCGCATTCGGCCGCACTTGCCAGTGCTTGCCAATCTTGCGCGGCTGCGGCTGGATGCGCCCATCATGCACCCAGCGAAGTAGGGTGTTATTGTGCGGCACCTTTGAGAACATGGTAGCAGCCCATTCCTGCAAGGTCACGTATTTTGGTTTTGGACTATTCACATCCCCTCCTTTGGCTTCATGGCTGCGTCAATTTCAGCGCGCCACCAATCAATGTTGTTCACTGATGCTGGATCGCCCCATGCCTTGCACTCAATGCGCGCCATTGCGTCATGCTCCGTATGCTCGAACCGGAAGCGGCCCGCATCGCTTGTCGGCACATCGGCTTGCTCGGTAGCGGGGTGGGCTGCAGCAAGTTCTGCGGCGGCGTGGCGAGCAACCTTGTGTCCAACTTTGAACGCCATAACCCAATCCTTGCTGGTGCATTTCTCAAGATCGCACGGCAGATTCATAATCGCAGCGTGCAAATCCACCGCCTCCGATACTTGGGCTGCTAGCCTGGCGTTCCAGGCGGCTTGCCAGATTTCCCACGCGCTCTCAAGCGCGGCCATTTTGTAGGAGCCGCTTGGGTTGCGCCACGCGAACTCTTTCTTCGGTCCGTACGTCGCCTCGAATTTGGCGCGCATTGCGGTCAGGTCGGTCATGGCATCGCCCTTCCGATTTCAGCGGCGGCGCGGACGATGGCTTGGCGCATCTGGTTGGCCTTGTCGTCATAAAAGGCGGTACAACCAGCGATTCCGCTGCGCTGCGTTTCGACGGTGCAGCCATCACCCTTGTGCTTCCCTGGGTGAATGCTCAGCCGCAAAGCCGCAGCCAACCGCAGAGCGTCGCCGTCGTCGGTGAGCGGGCTCCACTTCACGCGCACGCCACGCAAGAACACAACACCGTCATCGGTGACTACTGCCGGGGAGTATCCCGCCGCTTTCGCTGCCAGTTCCAATAATTCGCGGTCGCTCATGTCTTGTCCTCTGCTGGTGATGGTGAGGCGGGGAGTGTGCCCACATCCTGGGAAGCAGGTCTGTCCGCAGCCTGGCGGTTAAGGTCGCCCACCGCTTTGCTCGACAGCAGCACGGTCACGTCGCTATTGAACAGGATGAGGTAGTCGTCTGCCACCTCCGTGCAGCCAGCCGTTTCAAGCATGGCGATAGCTGCCTTGGTCAACTTTGCCATCACACACCACCTTTCGCGGCTTCGTCGGCGTGCGGCTGGGGAGTGGCGGCGAGTACCTCGCGAGCAAGCGCGCCGGGGCAATTGCTCTTCGGATCGGCGTAGAACCCCAACGCCGCTTCCAGTACCGCCACGCGCTCGGCCAATTGGGCGCGGCCCGCCTCGAATGCTTCGCACTGAATCTCGCGGACGGTTGCCGAGTCGTAGATGTCGTCCGGCACCCGTGATGCGGCCTGATCGACGCCCTCCTGGAAGCCGTATTCGGCGCATTCATAACGGCCATGCAAGCCGCGATCCTCGACGCCGCATCCGAGAGCGGTGCTGTGCAGCACTGGCCAGTCGATTTCGAGCGGTTCAGGCAGCGCCAGTTCCTCGTAGCCCTCTGCTACTGGCTGGGATGGGAGAGAGGTGAACAGGTCATACTCACCATCAGGCAGTTCATTCGCCGCTGCCTTGATGCCCAGGGCGATGTGGCGGGCGCCGGCGGTAGCGTGCAGGCTCAGGTGGGCGACTGGCTGGATGGAGGATGGCCGGGCGGCGGCCTTGCGCATCGCATCTTCAATGCGGCACATTTCCTCGTTGTGGTCGTCCTCCGAAACGCTTGGCGAGTCCCACAGTTTGACCAAATCACGGATCAGCGTATCGCTCGGCGTAGCTGGGGCGGCAGCAGGGATGGCGCAGCGCTGGTTATTGGCCCATTCGATGGTCTGATCTTCCGCCATTTCGTCGGGGCAGAATTCGAGCATTAGGCGGTCAATCTCGGCCTGCTTCGCGCCTACTTGAGCGGCAACGTGGTCGTTGATGTGCTCGATCACCTGTTTGCGTGCAGCGAGATACGGAGGAATACTATTATGGAATCCATCGCACATTTTCTCGATCAGTGCGTTGAATTCGTTGTTGTCGATGCTCTCCGCACTCGCTGCCACATCTATGGGTGCGGCCGGGGTGGTCGCAGTACGTCGCAACGTCTCGCGCTCTACAGCACGTGCGAAATGCTGGAAAACTTCGCGCTCATTGAATTTGGTCAGATTTGATTGATTGCGCTGGTTCTCGATCCACGTATCCGAAATACCAACCGACACCACCGCCGCTTCCGTCTTGCTATTGGCGAGGGCGCTGACGTGGGCGCGGGTGTACGCCAATATTTCAGTGCGCGTAACCTGATAGACGGTTTCGCCAGCGCGAGTATAGGCGTCTAAATCTTGCGCAATTACTGCCTCGAAGCGCTTGATGATTTCGTCATCTTGCACCGTATCCACACTTGCCGCCTCTGCTGCCAGTACAGGGGCGGGCCCTTCACGGCGAATGATTCGCAGCGCGGCTGATGCCAATGCGCGCGACCACCAGCCAGTGTGATGGCTCTTTGCCATGGCCTCGATATCAGCAATGATGCCCTTATCGTGGTCGCTGAACTCGGTGGGCGCTTCCTTGCTGGCGAGGGCGATGGCAGAGAGGGCGTAGGCGTGCATCTGCTGCGAGGTGAAGCCGTGAAGCATAGTGTGGGTGCTTGTTGCTATTGGCAGCGGTGGCAATTCTGGATTGGTGGTGTTCATTGGGTGTCCTTATTAATCGCCGCGACGGCCCGATCCATCAGGCCAAGCTGGCGTTGCTGTTCTTGTTTGCAGATGGCGATGATCTTGCGCTGCGCTGCGCACTCGCCGTGGAACGTGCCACCCTCAAGAATCTTCTCAATCGCTGCGAGGATGTTGAGGTTGCTTTGCGCGTCCATGGCCGCCTTCATGTGCTTGCTTGGGATCGGGTAGTTCATGGCTATCCTTTCTGTGCCAGCGCGGCGCGAAGGTCGGCGATTTCGGCCTGCATTTCCTTGATCTGATATGCGGGCTGCAACCACTTGAAATCCAATTCTGGCAACTCTCTTTTGACACGCTCCTGCCATGTCGGCACATCGGCTTGCTCGGTAGCGGGGTGGGCTGCGACAGGCTTGGTGTGGATGGCACTGGCAACAATGATGCTTTTCGCGGTCTCGCCATCGGCCTGCACCGTGTAGAAAATGTACGGCCTGTGCTTTGCGCACCACCGCGTTTCGGATTTTGTAATCGTCGCCTTGTAGATGTGCCCGTGCGGGTTAACCACTTCAACACGGTCGCCTTTGAAGAACTGCGGCATCCAAGCCACCGCCTCCGATACTTGGGCTGCTGGCTTTGCGTTCCAGGCGGCTTGCCACACGCGCCAGTCATGCTCGACAGAGGCAACGCAATAGCTGCCTGATGTGTTCTTGAGGATGAAGTCGCGCCCGTGCCATTCGGTGGCCCACGTCTCATAGGTGGCGCGCATTGCGGTCAGGTCGGTCATGGGGATTCCTTTGGTGCAAATGGGTGGTACTTCTTTACAGCCTCTTTGCGAGCGGCAATCGCGTCGTTAATGTCGTCAAACGTACCAACCTGGATCTGCTTCATGCGAACCGCAATTCGGGCCACCCATTTCCTACTTTTCTTACTCCAAATAACCCCAACATGACCCGACCAGTACGGCCCGTTAAGCCGACGATTTTGCATATTTTCCGAGGCGTCAGCTTCCCGTAAATTCTCAATTCGATTGTCATTCCTCACATGATTTATGTGGTCAAGCGAAGTTTTTGGATAAGTCCCATATACATGCAGCCAAATCAGACGATGCGCTAAATGATCCCCGCCAAGAATCACGATTTTTGTGTACCCATGGCTGGTAATTGAACCTGCCAAACTGCCCTTCTTTACTCTTCCATGACCATCCCGATAGCGCAGCCCGCCCGCCACAGCGTCATAATCGAAAATTGATCTAACTTCATCGCAGGTGAGAATAACTTTAGCCATTGCCACCGTCCTCTGCTGGTGATGGTGGGGCGACATTCTTGGCTGCGGCTTTATTGGAGCGCTCGTACCAGTTGCGGCATAGGGCGCAATCGCCACGGCATTCTTTGGTGCAGATTGATACGATCTCGTCGATTTCCGCGCCTGCCTGCCCAAGCTCATAATCGAACTGACTAGCAGGCGCCCACTCGTCAGGCCCGACTTGTTGATCTTGCGCGCTCGATTTCAGCCACTCAGCGATTTTCTTCAGCCTCGTACACCGACCCCTCTCCCCACCTTTCGCGACTTCGTCGGCGTGCGGCTGGGGAGTGTGAGCCTTGCCAGCTATTACGCTTGCTGCCCACTCTGGCGTGAACTTCGGATCGACCTGTCGAATGCGCTCTAATGCGCCGTGCAACTCCTCGTAGTACGCCACGCGCTCGGCCAATTGGGCGCGGTCAGCGAGCAACTTTGCATCGGCTTGCAGCATGTTGCGGATGCGGTCTCGCGTGTTGCAGGCGTCTTCGTGGCGATTGTTCCGCCATTCTTCCGCGTAGCACTGCACGGCGGCCATGGTGTACTCAACTGCGCGCTCAGAAGCGGCTGCCAGTTCCTCGCAGCCCTCTGCTACTGGCTGGGTGGGGAGAGATGCGTACAGATCGTACTCGCCATCAGGCAGTTCATTCGCTGCTGCCTTGATGCCCAGGGCGGTGTGACGGGCGCCAGCGGTAGCGTGCAGGCTCAAGTGGGCGACTGGTTGGATGGAGGATGGCTTGGCGGCCAGCGCATCGTTAATGGCAGCGTTCGCCGCGTCCACCAGGCACAGCGGATACTCGCCGGCAGGAAGGTCCGCAGCAAGCGCGCCGAGCGACAGATCGAAGACCTTGCTGCCAGCGGTCTGGATAACGTTGAGGGTGGCGACGGTCATTGCACACCCCCAGCAGGCAGGCACTTCGCACTGACAAGACGATAGCCACGCGGCTCGATTGCCAACGCCTTGAGGTCATCCGCCTTGGCGCGCTCGCACTTCACCTTTGACATCGGCGGGTAGTTGACCGTCTGCGGCTTCGCAGCGGGATCGCGCAATTCGATAGTCAGGACGTGCGTGTCGGCAGCTTGCGCAGCGCCGCAGGCGAGGAAAAGCAAGAGGAATTTCATGATGTGGCTCCATGCGGTTCGGTTTGGAAACCGACGCAACGAAGACCAATTCGGGGCGGCGGCTTGACAGGATTGGTCTACCGGGAACCGCATGAGCGAACCGGCGAGCCGAAGCTCTCCCACCAAGCCGCCATTGAGGGCAGCAGGCAATGAAAAAGCCACGTTGTTAGCGCGGCTTCGTGCCACGCGGTTTCTCAGGAGACCAATCCCGGTCGCCTTTTTCTCAGCGACATAGATAGGTTGCTCCTGCGGTGCGAAAATGTCAAGCGTTTTCATAGAGTGCGATGTCCTTGATATCGATGCACTGCGGATTGCCAGTCAGATAAGCCTCGGTCTCAACGCGGCCGCCAGCGAGGCGCGAGATGATTACCTGGATGTAGCCGACCTTGCCGTCCCAAAGCACCGGATGGGCCGCATGAAGCGCTTTGTGGAGCACTGCCGCGTGCTTGTAGCTGTCCGGATCGAGCGGGGCGTATTCGGTGGTCATGTAAATTCCAAAAGCTGGTTGATCGTGTTTTCCAGTTGCTCTTTCGAGTACCGCGTCAGGATGCGCGACAAGATCACATCGATAGTCGCGCTGTACAGAATCTCAAACTCAATTTCATCCATCTGTGCGAACGAAATGCTTTTCGCCTCAAGCCGCACCTCACCGCGAATGTTGATCGTCGTCTCGAAGAAGCCAGCCAAGATCGCGACATCCTTACGGAAACGCTCCTTGGTCTTCTGGACCGGCTGGCCTTGGTACGTTAATTCGCCGCTCGGCTCCCACATATCAAACGCGAAACCGATCAGCGCGAAATACTTCTTGTGAAACTTGTAATTGCGAACACGGCGGAAGTCCGAATGCGCCAACTCGCCAACCTTCATTTTCTGGATGAATGCCGCCGCCGCTTCGTCGTAGGGCGACAGAACGTTGGATACCTTCATGAGGACGATTTGCGTCAAGGTGGATTCCCCGCGCCGAATGCCGCGATTGCCGCAGGCGTCGCCCCTGCGCACAGTTCGATATGCACCGGACCATTGCGCCCATTGCCAAGCATCTGCGCGTGCATTTCAGCCTTGTCGGCCGCACTCAGGCCGCGCCACTTCGAGATATAGCAGTCGCCGTGCCAGATTGCGCGAGGCGAATCGCCTTGTGACGAGCCTATCGAGAAGCCGCGTTCCCGAAGCCAGCGCTCGGCAGCGTATTGCGCCTGGAAGTCGCCGGGCTGGTCGAATGTGATTCGGTTCATGCCACCGCCAGTGATTCAAAGTCAGCTTCGAGCAGCCAGGCAAGCGCGGTGGCGCGATCCGTCCCGAGCTCGTTGGCGACGATCATTACCAGCGTTTCGGCGTCGGGTGCGTAGGCGAGGGAGTTATCCTCGCCTACGACCAAGCAGCCATCTTCCGGCAGTGTGACGATTGTTTCCCGCACTTCCAACAGCGGCTCCACAGGCAGCATCGCTACCCGCGCTTCTTCCTTCTCGGCTTCCAGTTTCGCGCGCTCCTCCGCAATCTGCTTTGCCTGCGCCTCAAGCTGGCGCTTCGTATAAGCGGCTTCGATGGCGCGCTCGACCTGTTCAGCCTTGGCGCGGCGCTCGGCTTCTTCCGCGACCTCTGCAAGGCGCGCTTGCTCTTTCTGGATAGCGAGGCGCTCGGCGGCGGCTGCGGCGTCCTGTGCGGCCTTCGCGGCGGCAAGCTCGGCCTGTTGACGGGCAAGCTCGGCACGTTCGCCAGCAATGCGCTCCTGTTCGGCGGCGACAGCGGCGAGGCGCGCTACTTCGGCCTTCTCGGCAGCGTCGGCGGTAGCGAACAGTTCTTCAAGGTGCAGGGCGGTTTCGCAAACGGCTTTGCGCGCATCCTCGGTGAAGTCCGCGAAGGTCTCGGCTTCGACTTCCGTGCCGGCCAGCGTTTCGAGCAGCGCCTTGATGGTCGCGGAAGGTTTGCCAGTGGCGGCTAGGGCGAGGTCGCGGATGGCTTGGATTTTGGCCTGCAAGCCTTCGATTCTGGCGCGCTCGGCAGCCACCTTTGCAAGCCGCTCGGTCTCCTTGCGGCCTTCCTCGGCCTTGATATCGGCGTCGAACAGCAGTTCCAGCGGCGTGATCAGTTCCTCCACGCCGTCGAAGCCCGATTCCAGCAGCTTGCCAATCTTGGTGATTGGCTCCTTGCGGGCCTTGCGCTCTTTGTCGGCATCAACGCGTAGATCGCGGAACAGGGCGCGGGCCTTGATGGCGACTTGCATGCCTGCTGTGGTCTTGATGTCGTAGTCGATGGCGCGCACGCTGTCGATGGCCGATGCAAGCTTGGCCTTGAACGGCTGGTAGACCTCGGCGGCGTACTTCTCTGGCGACAGCGTGACAACGGCCATCGCATCGACTGCGCTTTGTGTGATGGCTTGCAGCTCGGTTTTGGTCTCGGCGTTCATGCGGCCTCTCGATGTTCTAGTTTGATTTGGGCTACCAGGTCCATTAGGTAGTTGTGAGCAACGGCGCACTTGGCGTCAAGCTTTTGCTCTAACGTTGGGTCGCGCTTGTAAGTGATGCTGGTAATTCGTAGCGCCGGGTCGATGTGGCTGACTTCATGCAGTTCTGGCTGCTCCCACTTGCGCAGATCGTCCGGCGTGTCGAGCATGATGAAAGCCACTTCATGCTCATGAACGTCTGGCCAGAGCTTCATGTAGCTGACGCCTTGCCACATATAGAGCGGATCGTGCGCCTCAGAACTCAGGGCCGGGAACGTTGACAAGTCCCATGCGACCTTGGTATCGATGGTCTTGACGCCTGGTTCGTAGATATCGCACTCGCCAGTCAAGTATTGGCTGACGCGCCGCTCGGTGTTCTTTGCGTAGCTCTTGAATCGCATCTTGTTGATAAAGGCGATTGCCTCATCTTCAAGTAGCAAACCCTTGTCCATAAACTTGGTCGTTACCACCTTGTGATAGCCAAACACAAACTCCTTTGCGAGACCCATCAAATAGGACTTCGCGCCGGCCGACAGGGATAGCTCCTTGTACGGAAGAAGGCGATCAGTGTCGGCGGCAGACTTGCGCGACTTGCGCGCGATCTCAAGTAGATCAGGCGGAAGAATGGCGAGATCGACCGATTGCGCGTCGCTCATCAAAAGGCCGACGCTGGATGGATGGAATCGAATCATTTTGCCTTCGAGTCCATATCAGCCAGGACGACCAGTTGATCAGTGGTCAAGGCGTAGTAGTCGCGCATTTCCTTTGTGGTGTAGTCACCAGCAGCAATAGAGGCAACCGCCTGATCGAAGCGCTTGCTGTTGAGCGGCTCCTTGACTGGTGGCGCTTGCGGAGTTTCGCGCACTTGGCCATGCCCAGCGCCGTCATCGTCCGGCATATCACTGGTCGCGAGGCCGCAGGCGCCCAAGAGGCTGTAGCGCTGGAGGTAAGTAATCGCGGAGGAAATCTGCTGAATGCCGTTCTTCTTTCCAGAGTTGTCCGGTGGCGCTTCCAAGGACGTGGACTTGCTGTGGCCCAGCTTGTGGGTAAGCGTACAGGTGACAACGATCATGCCGCTCTCAGGCTGCTTCGTGTCCCAGTCGTGGCTGATGCCGTTCGCCGCAAGCAGGCCAATCACAGCCTCGCAGATGCCGCCGAGCGTGGCATGGTTATAGCTAGTACCGGAGAACGAAACATTCTTCTCCTTGTAGATGGTCGGCGCGGTCTTTTTGAACTCGGCCATAGCCTCAACGAAAGCCATGCGTGCCTTGTTGGCCTCATGGCGCTCTTGCAGTTCCATAAGCTTTTCCAGGCGGTCCAAATCCGCGCCGCTATCCAACGCATAGCGAAGCAGATCAGCGGGACCGACAGATTGGCTTGGCGCAGTAAGCGGCGTCTCCGGGCGAACTACCAGTTGACCGTTTTCGATTACTTCACTCATTGTCATTCCTATAGTTTGAAATACTTGATTGCCAGGTACAGCGCATCCTTGCGCCGAAATCCCCAGCCATGCCACTTGCGATATGCTTTGATCAGCTTCACTTCTTAATCTCGTCGTACGCGGTCATCTGGCGGCCACGGCGGTCAAGGTCGGCGTACTTGTCAACCTTCTTGGCGATCTGGTCGCGCAGCTTTTCGTCGTCGCGCTGGTCCTGGTACTGCGCGCCGCCGAGGCAGGCGATCACGGCGAATGCGGCGAGGATTCCGAGGGCCATGCCCAGCAGGCTAGGCAGGGCTTCTTGCTCGCGGCGGGTCATGGCGTGACTCCGGGTTCATCGGCGAGGCCGCGCCAGCGCTCGCCTTCTGAGATGGTCGGCCAGTCATTGCGCTTGACATCTTCAGGAGCGCTGCGCCCGCCGAATTCAAAGAAGTCACCATTCCAGAAGTAGTAATATGGCCTGCCCGTATCGCAATCCTCTCGCTGATATACCCCGACATGCACCGGCTTTACGTCGGCAGGAAACCACGGCGTCAATTTCGCGCTCATACCACCACCCCCGACAATCCATCAAGCAGGCCGCACACCAGCACGATCAAAAACAGGAGACGGATTGCGTGGCGATTCTCGCGGCTGGTGATGCGGTCTTGGTTCATGGTTGTCTCCGGTTGGTTGAAGTGGTGGCCGGGCTACTTTCATCGCTACGTACTGCCGGGAATCCTGAAGTTAATCTTCGCCCTGCGCTTTAACGGGGTCGGGTACTAGCCGCCCAAATCCAGTCATGCGGCACCACAAGAGAGAGCCCGGAGACTGGCTCAACTTGCCGGGGCGCTTCGCTGATTTGCCCGGACTCTCTCTTGTGGACACCCCTTACGAGGGTGAGGCGCAAAGCACATTCGCTCAGGTTGCGCGAGCTTCACGCTTCATCTGCTGGTATTGAGCGCGGGCGCATTTCGGATCGAGCGTGCATTGGCCGAGCCAGATTGCGCTTGGGCCTTTGCGGGCAATGTCCATCTTGCCGAAGATGACTTGCGGCCTCATCGGCAGATACGCGACGAGTTCGACGGCAGTTGAGCGGGCGAGGGCGCGGAGCGATTTGGCTTTCCTGGCATTCATATGGACATCCTTAAGTGTGGTTAAGTGGTTCCGCGCTCGCCCATCGGGCCGACTGCGCGGAGAGTCGGGGCTACCGCCCAAAGGGTCTGATTTCCTGACCTGACCAAGGCAAGCCGCGCTTGTGATTGAGGGCGCGGCGCACTCATTCAAGCCGCCAGCCTGTCGCACGCAAAGCGCGCAATCTGGTAGTTGATCTGGCTCTCACGCCGCGCCGCCGCAATCGCACGATCGGCAAACTCGTTCATGGCGTCGTAAGCCTTGCCTGGAATCAGCGCGCCGATGCTGCGCTTGTCGCCGCACAGAGCCACGTCTTGCACATCAGCCTCGCCGTCGAAGTCGCCGTACAGGTCAACGACGACATCCATGTAGTTGTAGCCAGAGGCGAGCAGCTTGTAGGTCGGGTTGATGTTCATGGCGTTCTCGTGTGTTTGTTGAGCAGATGAGTCATGGTAACGTGATGTTAATCATCATGTCAACACCATGTTAAGAAAATATGCAAAATACTTTGACACGGCGTGAAGTAACGCAGCGACTTGTTGTACGGATGCACAATCGGCAATGCTACGGACGTAAAAAAGCCCCGACTTGCGGGGCTTGGTGTGGCTGCCTTGGATTACTCGGAGCTTGCGGTCTTACATAAGGTGGCCTCGGCCGGCTTCTCGATTCCCTTGCCAATCAATATTCGCTCGATCCGCTTGACTTGCAACAGGCAATGCTCGCCCTGGTCGCCAAGGGTTCTGCTTAAGGCTCTATCGCCAGCCGTGCTGGCTTTCATGCCGTGAATGAGGCTATCGACACCCGCCGCTTGCGCCTTGCAGTATTCGGCAATGACGGCCTCTACGGACATTTCTTTCATTTCCTGGTAATCGAGCGTCACGCATTGGCCGGCGCTCGCGTGGGCCGCAGTCAGGAGCAGGGCGGCGAGTATCGTAGTCTTCATAGCTTTCCTATCTCCGGTTTCTTTAGAAGCTCGATGGCCTCCATGATTTCGCGCAACATGGCCTTAAGCTCCGCGTTCTGCCGCACCAACTCCTTGTTGGCCACGACCTCATCGGCGCCAGCGATCCGCGCCAGCAGTTCCGCGTTCATCGTGCGCCCGGCAGCCTCGGCGGCTCTTAGCACTTGCTGGTGCAGGTCTCTTGGAAGTCGCAAAGCGGTGCGGTGATACTCGTCCTGAGAGGTGGCTAGTTTTTTCATCGCGCGAGTGTTGCGCGATTGGTAATCAAAGTGTTGTTTTCGGCTTCATCATGAAGCCGAGTTACAAATATATTTTTTAGTGCAACGTTCGTTCGCCATAGGTAACTTAGTCGATTCTCACAAAATTGTGTATTGACGTGTGGTTTTTGGTTACTTTTAAGTGGCATCCAACATGCTACAAGTGACTATTGGCGTAGGAATGGTCCTACTCAAACTATCCAATGATTGCCATGGGGAAATGACGAATGATGCACTCTTCAGAAGTTCAGGAGTTGATTACCAACTACCTTGCAATGAACCCTTGGGCGCGGCAGAAATATCGACAGACGGGGGCGCAGTACGCACTCGACTTTCCTGCGCCACGAGTTTTACTTACCCTGGTTGAGCCAGCGGAGGATGTCGAGGTCCTTCCGCGCCAAGTCAATGGCGATTTCGATAGCCCTGCGGTTGTCCTGATTCGACAGCCTGTAGATCGATAAAAGTTGTATCTCTCGTGCGGTCTCACAAGTCAACTTTAGAGCGTCGGCCAAGCCCCCGCCGTTTCGCTCCAAAGTTCCACCATGCGCATCACTCAGCAGCATCGGGCCAGTGCCATCCAGTATCCAAACAGCATTGCAACTTAGCTTGCGCTGCGCATCAAGCGCGCCGTCAATCGACACCCCTCTAATCGCCCACATGCCCAGTGTTTGGGCCGACACGTTCATTACCCGACTTACCGCAGCCTGGCCTTCTATGTCGCGCAGGATTTTTACGACCTCGTAAAGGCGCGCGGCTGATTCGTGCATCTGGGATTCCCTTTTCTTGTTTTTCATAGCGTGGCCGTGATTTTCTAGCAAATTAACGTGCCGTTGTTTAACGTGACGTTGACAACACCCCATCACGTGGTGTTAAATACGTCTTATGAACACTTCTGAACAAATTACCGCCGACAAGGCACTGCTCGAATCTCTCGGCGGGGCCGTGGCCGTATGCGGAAAGCTCGGCCTAGAAAAATCTCCGGGCAACGTGTCGCGTGTGTCCAACTGGATGACGCGCGGCATCCCCTCCAAAGTCAAAGTCGAGCGGCCTGACCTGTTCATGCGCCATGCGCAATCAGGTGCGCCGCCCTGACACCTCACTTCAACATCGTTTCACGTTTCAACCTTCCCCTCATAGGAGTCAAAAATGAAAACAGACGTACGCAATATCGTAGTGAAGTCCCTGTTCAACGCCGACGAATTTCTCGATTTCGAGCGCGCCTGCGTTGATAGCGACGTACCCCAAAGCCGCATCCTGCGTGAGCTTGCGCGGAACTGGTCGCGATGGGTGAATCGTACTGGCCAAACGCGACGAAGGGAACGACCCAAAGGTGGCCAGAACATGGCCATGTTCCCGAGCCGGCGCGGCGGGGCTCCCCTTCCGCTTCGGCTTTGATTTGCCGGTCAAGTAGTTAAAAAATCGGAGACTTATGAGCCTTAAAGAAAATGCGCTGCAAAAGTTGATCGACTACCGCCGCGCGCACCTGGCTATGAAAGCCGCCCCTGATGGCAAGAAGTCTCAAGCCATCAGGTTACGCGACAAGGCACACAGTGACTTGATCTTGGCCAGTGAGCTTTACGAGCGGACCGTGAAAAAGGAGCCTGAGCGCTGACAGCGCCGAAAGGGAAGATGGACATTCAAGTACGACTGCGCCAGCCGCACGAGCTGGCAGACCAACCAAAACAAGGGGATGAAGATGGCAACGAACGAGTACAACCCGAATCAACTGCTGGACACGCTGCTCGACAAGATGATGTTGAAGAATGATGCGGCGCTTTCGCGCATGCTGTCCATTCAGCCCCCAGTTCTGTCCAAGATTCGCCACCACCGCCTGCCGGTCGGCGCGTCCATGTTGATCCGCATGCACGAAGTGACCGGGATGGAAATCCGCGACCTGCGCGCCTTGATGGGCGACATTGCACCGAAGTTCCGCGCCGCTGTTCTGGCCTGACAAAACAAAAGGCCGGATATCTGACATCCGGCCTTCAACTAAGGAACACTATGAACCGCATTGTATCCGATTTTACGCAACCTGCGCCGCGCGTCTGTGCGCAATCTCACACTTCGGCGTTTTCGTCCGAGGCAATCGCTGATGGCCTGTTGGCCGACATGAAAGCGATTGTTGCCATGCAAACCGCTCGCCAGCGTTACTACCAGGATCACCAGTTCTGTATCGCTGAAGCTGCGGGCGAAGTTGTGGCGAGGGCGGTATGAGCGCCATCGATCAGGGGACTTGCAACCCTCCAAGCAAGGTGCTCGACGTAACACTCATCCAGCAATTGATCGCGTACGCGCCAGATACCGGCGTACTGACGTGGAAGAAAAATCGCCGGCGTGCGCGTGTAGGTGATGTATGCGGAACTCCAAACAAGGGATACATCCAGATTAGGACATGTGGCGTAACAATGCGCGCTCACCGCATCGCTTGGGCAATTCATTTCGGCGAGTGGCCATACGGATACGTAGACCACATTAACGGCATTCGATCAGATAACCGCATTGAAAATTTACGGATAGCGACAGTGTCGCAAAACACGTTCAATCGCGGAGTGCAAAAAAATAACAAGCATGGCATTAAAGGCGTAACCCCAGTCGGAAATCGCTGGATGGCGCAGATTCAAGTGCACGGAAAGCAAATGTATCTCGGAACATTCGACGTTTTGGAAGATGCTTCAAAGGCATATAAAACTGCCGCTCTTGGGCATTTTGGTGAGTACGCTAACTCCAGGAGTGCGCCGTGACCAAGCCAAACCAATCCATCCACGCCACCCGCGTCCCAAGCAACCACACCGCATCCTATCGCGCGTCCGAGCACATCTACGAGCACGGTCCAGCGCTCGCCGCCGACCTGTTCGCTGCTGGCTACTTCGGCGCGAAGAAATTCAATCGCAATGCCACGCTTGAACGCGCCATCGCAAGCGGCTGGCTGATCGAGCACGACGACAAGATCACCATCAGCCCCTTCGCCCGAAAGCACTTCGACCAGATCGAGCGGCCCGAAGCGCCAAAGCAAAAGGGCGAGATTGCAGCCAAGCGTGAGTACAACGCCTACCTTCAGCCGCCGCTGTCGAAGCGCTACCTCACCAGCTCGCGCGGGTTCCGCGACGACGCACCTACCTGGTCGCAACGCGGCTCCGATCATCATTTCTTTACGCAGGCGTGACTATGGATACGTTTAAGGTTGGTGAGGTTGCCATTGGCAGGAACATAGCATGGGATGCATACAACGGCGCTGAGTGCGAAGTAATTGGCGGGTTGGAGCCGCGCGAAGTCTTGAATGCTGTGACATTCAAGCGAGAAACATGGGTTGCATATCGCGTCAGGTGGTCGGATGGGCTTATTACCGTTCAAGAACCAAAGCAACTTCGCCGCAAACCACCCAAGCAAACTGGCCTCGAATCCACCCTGGCACTGTTCAAGCCGATGCCGCAGCGTGAAGGGGTGGCGGCATGACGCTCGCCTACGAAGCCATGCTGTTCGCTCGCGAAGTGCACCGGGAGCAGCAGCGCCGTTACACGGGTTGTCCGTATTTTTGCCATCTCTCGGAGGTTGCCGGCATCGTCGCATCGTGTGGCGATCTGCCGATGCACTGCGACAGCGCGGGCGATATGTACAAGGTTGGCGACCATGCCGCGCCCATGCCGCGCGATATTCCGATAACGGTCGCACTTTTGCATGACTGTGCGGAGGATTGGGGAATCACCGAGAGCGAGTTGACGAAGCGCTTCGGAGCATTGGTTGCTAAGGCGGTTTATCTGCTGTCCGACCTCGAAATCGGCAATCGTGCTGCACGCAAGGCCGCAAGCCGCGCTCGCCTCGCTGCCTCTCCGGGCTGGATTCAAACCATCAAGGTTGCTGACCTGATCAGCAACACGCCCAGCATCGTTATGCACGATCCGAAGTTCGCCGTGACCTATCTCGAAGAAAAGCGGCTGCTGCTCGATGTGATGACCAAGGCTGATCCGCGCTTGGTTGCGATTGCTCGCGGACAGGTGGGTGTGTGATGCAAACCATCCTTGGAAGAAAAGTGCAAATCGCGCCAGCCGATCCGCACATGCAGGTATCAACCTCATTCGCCCGCATCCAATCGCCCGAGTTGGTCGCGGCGACAAACGCGTGGATGACCGAATTTTTCGGATGCACCGAGCGCATGCCCGATGGGCTGGTCTACGAGTACCTGGGCGATACATTGATTATGAATAGGGCGACCTATGACCGCCTCGTTGAAGCGGCGAAAGCGAGTGCCACATGACCCGCCACCTCCTAGCACTCCTCGTCTCGCTCATGGGCATCCCGCTGATGTACTTGTTCGGCCCGCTCGGCGTGTTCCTGGTAGGCGCGGCCACCATTCTTGTTGCCAGTCTCTACGCCGCAAAACTCTGCTGGACTTGCCCACTCTGGAAGGAAAATCAGAAATGACTCATATCCGCGTTCATATGCATGACACGGGGGAGGCGCGTCTAGCGGGCGTCAACGCAATCGCAGCCATCAAGCCAAGCGACTACTCGGCGGCGCGCTCGATCATCACGATTCTCGGCGTCGATTCGCCTTGGTGGGTGCGCGAAACGGTTGACGAAATCGAAGCGCTTTTGCTGGCGGCGAAATGAGCCTTTCCGCCCAAGCCGCCCACATGGCAGAACTGCGCACCGAGAACGAAGCACTTCGGCGCGCGAATATCGACCTGAGCAACGAGCTCGCGCGCCGCATATCACAAATCACCACGCTGAACCGCGAGATTGCCGTGATGCGTGCAATGCAGGTCGTGGTCGATGCGCGAGCAACGGTCAAATGCAGCCGCTTGTGAGGCCGTATGCCCAACTTCACCACACCCGAGGCTATCGAAATGATGAACAAGATTGAAGCGATTATCCGCGCCCGATGCGGCGCGAACAGTTACCAGCTTGGCGAAGCGCTTTTCCGCTCGCCGGCTACCGTTTGCGGCTACCTGAATGAAATGTGGAAACAGGGCCGCATCACGATGCAGATCGTCGCCACGAACAAAGCCCCGGCGTTTTGGGTGGCTGGGTCTGATCCGAGCGCGCGTAGGAAACCGAATACCTCGGTGGAATGCCAAGTCACGGTAAAGACCTGGCCGCCGCATCACAAGCGCGGCGTGCTCGAATGCCTGTGGTGGGGTGTGCCGGCCGCAATGGTGGTGAATCAATGAATGGCGCGGGTACGACTAGCCACAAGCTGACCCCGCACACGGTCAACATCGGCATGACGACGAAGATGCGCCAGTGCGTGGCTTGTCGCATCCGAAGGTCGATAACTCAATTCGCAGGCGATTGCCCGAAGTGCATTCGTTGCCAAAGGCGTGGCGCATGAAAAGGTCAGGGTTCAACGCCCGAACTAGCGGCCTAAAACCCGCCTCGTTCAAGCGCAGCGAGCGCAAGGAAGCGACCGCCGTCAAGCGCATGAAGACTTCGCGCCCGAAGATGACGCCGATACGCAAGAGCGCCAAGGACGAGGATTGCACGCTGCACTTCCCATGTTGCAATTTCGATCCGGCGACGACCGTGTGGGCGCACTCGAACAGCCACCTAGACGGCAAGGGCGCGGGCATCAAGGCGCGCGACGAAGAGGGCTGCTACGCCTGTAGTGCATGTCACTCGTGGCTCGATGGCGGCTACGCGGGCCACATGGAGCGCAGCCTGGTTGACAGCTATTTCAACAATGCCAGGCGAGTTAGCCAAGGCATCTTGCGCGCAAAGGGGCTAATCGAATGATCAAGTACCGCCTTACCCAATGCGCAGCCGCCCCAATCGAGCCCGTTGAAGTCATCAGCGAGACCGCAACGGCTTACCTGATCCGAGAACAGTGCAAAGGTGCCGCCCGCATCCGCAACGAGCGCAAGAAGTCGTTGATGCACAGCTACCACGAGTCGTGGCCCGCAGCGCACGCCGCCCTGGTTGAGTCGGCGGAACGCAAGGTAAGCACTGCAAACAAGGTGCTTGCCGAAACCAAAGAGCGCCTTGCAATCGTCAAGGCCATGAAACAACCGGCTGCAAAGCCATAACAAGGGGAATGCAATGACAAGTACAGGAGCGGTATCGCTAAAGGTAATGGCGGAGAAGAAGGAGGCGGGTGTATCGAAGACGACGAACTTCGCAGTCGATCCGCGCATCATGGAAGTGGAGGAAGGGTTTAACGGACGCCCGATTGATCCGGCACACGTGCGCGCAATTGCGGACTCGCTGATTGGCGGGGCCACGCTGCCGCCGCTCGAAGTGCGCGTCGAGAACGGTCGCGTGATCGTGGTTGATGGACATCACCGCCGTGAGGGCGCTTTGCTGGCGATCAGCGAAGGCGCTGAAATCGTCGCACTCGACTGCCGCCAATTCCGGGGCAATGACGCCGACCGCGTGATGCTAATGATCACCAGCCAGCAGGGCTTGCCAATGACGCCGCTGCAATTGGGCGTCCAGTACCGCAAGATGCTCGGCTTCGGCTGGACCGCATCACAGATCGCCAAGCGCTGCGGCAAATCCGCGAACCACGTCAACGACATGATCGCGCTGGCCGAATCGAACAGCGATGTTCAAGGCATGGTCACACGCGGCGAAGTCTCCGCAACTACCGCGCTGAAGGTCGTCAAAGCCAAGGGCCAGGATGCAGGCAAGGCGCTCGCCGGCCACTTGGAGGCAGCCAAGGCAGCAGGCAAAGCCAAAGTCACGCCACAGGTCGTCGCTGGCTGGCCAAAGCAGGATCGCGTCGCGTCTATCAAGGCGGAAATCGCTGCCGAGGACTTCGTCAAGGCCATTAAGCGCGAGATTGCGACGAGTGGTGAGGAGCGCGTCGAGGATTCCTGTCCGGCTTACGCTGACCTGGTTGCGTATCTGCGCGGGACGGCGAAGCAGTTGGAGGCGGCATGAGCGCACCAATCAGAAAGTACAAAACCAACTTCTCAAGGAATCGAATTGAGCAAGTTGCAGTTGATCGCGAAACAAAAACCTCAGTTTTCATTGGAACTACTCGCTGCGCCAAAGTCGGTTCCTACGCCGCATATCACGATTCCTGGGATGAGGCGCACGCGTTCCTAATGTCGAGTGCCGAAAGTGAAGTTGGACAGGCTCGCCTACGCCTGGAAACAGCAAACGGCAAACTCGGCAACATCAAAGGCATGAAAGCACCTCAAGGAGATACGGCATGAGCAACATCACCACCTTTCAACAGCGCGTCCAAGAGCGCATCGCTGAAACCATTGCAGACCTCGTGCCGGAAGAGGACCTCGCCAAGATGGTTGCGGAACAGGTCGCGCACTTTCAGCGCCACACGCTGCCGGAACTGATCAAGACCGAGATCACGAAGCAAATGGCTGAGGCGATCAAAGTGGAATTCAGCAAGCCTGAGTACAGGCCCGTCTACAACCAATTCACTGGGAGCGGCGCGAGCGAGGCCGTCACCAAACTCATCACCGAAAACGCCGGGGCAATTCTTCACAACATGCTGGGCGGCGCGATTCAGCAAACGGTGTACCAGATGCAGCAAAACCTGCCGCGATATTAAAAGTCGGACCTCGGAAGGTTGCACCCGACCGAGATCCTGTCAAAACCTCAGGGGAAGTTATGAGTAAAGAAATGATAGCAGAGGTGCGGTTATGACTATTGAAAAGGTAGTTATAGGGGGGGGCACGATGTATCGCGCTGATTGCAAGGATGTGCTGCCGCTCATTGGCAAAGTAGACGCCGTAATTTCCGATCCTCCTTATGGCCTTGGAAAGCGCATGCAGGGTGGCACCTGGGGCGCCAAACAAGAATTTAAGGAAATGGTCGTTTGGGACAACGCTCCGCCGACCGTCGATTTCCTGCTCTCGCTGGCGGCGCTGGCCGATACGTGCGTGTTCTGGGGCGGGAACTATTACGGACTGCCACCAACCCGCTGCTGGCTCGTATGGGACAAGCAAAACGCGGTACCAACGATGGCCGACTGTGAATTGGCGTGGACCAGCCTTGACGCTAATACGAAGCGAAAAAGCCATCCAGTAGGCCGAGTCTTGCACGGGCATCCATCAGAGAAACCATTGCCAATCATGGCATGGACGCTCCAAGTAGTGAGGGCGTCCGGTACCGTATTTGACCCGTACATGGGAAGCGGAACTACCGGCGTAGCGGCAATCGAGGCTGGATGCGAATTCATCGGCATTGAGCGCGACCCGAAGTATTTCGACATCGCCTGCAAGCGCATCGAGCAAGCCGTCGCACAGGGCCAGTTATTCGCGCCTGCGCCGCCGAAACAAGTGCAGCTTGATGCGTTTTTGGAGGCCTTATGACCGACAACAGAATCATTGTGGGGGGGGCTACCATGTTGAACTGTGACTGCATGGACTACCTCAAGACGTGCGCAGATAAGTCATTCGATCTAGCCATAGTTGACCCGCCTTATGGGATCAATATTGGTGACAACAAGGCCGGCATGGGTCGCCGCAAAGGCAATAAGCGCGCCGAGTACAAGATGGGAGATTGGGACTCATCACCGCCCGAGCAGGCCTACTTTGACGAGGTTCGCCGCGTAAGTGTGAACCAGATCGTATGGGGTGCAAATCACTTCATCGATATGCTTCCGCGCCGTTCGCCGTGCTGGATCGTGTGGGACAAGCTGTTCTCGAATGAGGTCAGTTTTGCCGCCGTTGAACTTGCCTGGACATCATTCGGCACGACTGCAAAGAAATTCTCTATGTCGCCGCTGCAGGACTCGCGAATCCACCCAACGCAAAAGCCGGTGAAACTCTACCAATGCCTGCTGGCGACCTACGCTAAGCCGGGCCAACGCATCCTCGACACACACCTCGGTAGCGGCTCAAGCGCCATCGCCGCGAATGAATACGGCTGCGAGTTTGTTGGATGCGAACTGGATGGCCACTACTTCGCGGCGGCCTGTGAGCGCATCGCTGAGGCGTACAGCCAAGTAGCGCTATTCGCGCCAGACATCCCAAAGCAAATCCAACTCGACGCATTCTCGGAGGCTCCATGAGCGCGGTCACTATTCGCATCTACCCGGATTCTTTGGCCGCAATGAACATCGAGCGCGCCGGGGCTAAATACCGTCCGGGAAACGGAACCGAGGGCGAACTATTCATCGAGAGTTGGTGCGGCCAGTGCGAGCGCGACCATGGAATGATGAAAGGCCTGCCGCTCGAAGAGTGTGACGACAACCAAGTCTGCGACATCATCGCGCGAACCTTCGCATTCAGCGTCAACGACCCGAACTATCCAGATGATTGGCAGTACGGCGCTGATGGGCAGCCGCGTTGTCACTCGTTTGTTGAGGCGGGCCACGCCATCCCGATTAAGGATGAATTAACGGTTGATATGTTTTTGGAGGCTCCATGACAACGAAAACCCAATGCCAGCAAGTAGCCGACTATCTGCGCACTGGCGCACCGCTGACGCCACTGGAAGCCCTTAGCCGGTTCGGGTGTAACCGTCTGGCCGCGCGCGTGGACGAGCTTCGCCACAGCGGCATGAATATCATCACAACCATGATCGAGGTCGCCGGCGTCCACGGAAAATCTCGCGTCGCCCAATACACATTGGAGGCGCAATGAACGAATCCGACATCCGTACCAAGCGCCGCATCGAGGCCATCAAAGCGGCCATTGCCGACCGTGGCATGACCGCCAACGAGATTTCCGATGCAATCTACATGAACCGCGTATCGGGCAACCAGTACACGCGCTACCTGCTTGACCAAGGCCGCGTCCACATTATCGACTGGCGCCGCAACGCCCATACGCTGGCCGCTGTGTACCTGTGGGGCACTGGCGAGAGCAAGCCACGACCAATCCCACTAACCCGCGTCGAGGAAAATCGCGGCTTCCGTGAGCGCATCAAGAAAGACCCGGTACGGCACGCGCTATACCTGGCAAGGGTAAGGGCGCGGGACCGGGCGAATAAAGCCGCCAAGAGGCCGCAGGGCTGGGCGTCGGCGCTGTTTGTGGGGATGCGGGTTAATCAGGTGGAGGGGTCGAATGCGTGACTACGCGAAAGTGGCCCCGCAGTTTTGGACGGGGAAGACCGGCAAAGCCCTCAAGGCGGCCGGTCAGGAGGCAACCATCGTCGCCATGTACCTGATGACAAGCCCGCATGCCAACATGATCGGGGTGTATCACTGCCCTGTCGCGTACATAGCCATAGATACCGGGCTGAGCTTGGAAGGGGCTTCCAAGGGGCTTGCGAGCGCCATCGAAGCGGATTTTTGCACCTACGAGGAGGAGAGCGACTACATATTCGTCCACGAGTTCGCCGCTTACCAGATCGGTGAGGAAATGGAGCGCAAGGACAAGCGCTGCGCCGGGGTCTGGAACGAACTATCAAAAATACCACGCAACCAATGCTGGTATGGGTTCGTTGAGCGTTACGGCTCCGTTTTTCACCTGCCAGATGAGGATGAATTGGCAAGCCCCTTGCAAGGGGCTTCTAAGCCCCTACGAAGCCAGAAACAGAAACAAGAACAGAAACAAGAACAGAAACAGGAGCAAGAGCAGGAACAGAATAAATTGTCGGATTCCGATTTGATCTTCGCGGATGCGTGGGCTGCGTACCCAAAGCGCCCCGGTTCCAGCAAGGCCGATTCCCTGAAGGCTTGGAATGCCCGCATCAAGGACGGAATCGACCCGCTGCTAATCCTCGATGGCGTCACCCGCTACGCCGCGTACGTGGCGCACAACGGGACGGAATCGAAATTCATCAAGCAGCCGGCAACCTTCTTCGGGCCAGGGAATCACTTTGAAAGCGATTGGACGATTCCTGATCGAGCCGGGGGCGGGGTGCTCGGCAAGGCTGGCCAAGCCACGGCGGCGGCGGCTAAGCGCTGGCTACAGGAGGGTGGCGATGCTACCTAACGACAAGAAGCGCTTCGTCACGCTGCTGACTGGCATCGCGGACTACTACGCCAAGGAAATCTCAATCGGCGTCATCGGCCTGTACTGGGAAGGTCTGCGCCAGTACGACATCGAGGCGGTCGAGAAAGCGCTTTGGCAGCACACGCAGAACCCGGACAGCGGACAGTGGATGCCAAAGATCGCAGACGTGACCAAGATGCTCATCGGGCGCACCGCAGACCAAGCCGCGATTGCCTGGACAAAGGTTGACACCGCCGTGCGCCGCGTGGGCAGCTACGCCGATGTGGTTTTCGATGACTCGATCATTCACCGCGTTCTTGTGGACATGGGCGGCTGGCTGTCGCTGGCGATGAAGACCGAGGACGAATGGCCGTTCATTGCCCGCGACTTTGAAAACCGCTATCGGGGCTACAAGATGCGCGGCGAGGTGCCGGAATACCTACCGGTTCTGATCGGCCTCGCAAACGCGCACAACGGCAAAGAGGGTATGCAACGCCTCCCGCCTGTGCTCGTTGGCGACCAAGAGCTTGCGCGGCGCGTGATGGCCGGCGGCAGCGCAACGGCGGCACTTTCGATGCGACCCGCATCCGAGGTGGCGCGCGTCGAACAACTAACAGATCGGAGTGCCGCATGAACCACCAAAGCCCCGCCCGCGCATTCTGCGGCCCCGCCATCACGTTTGCACGCATGGGTGGCTATGTCGCCTCATCCGTGCTGATTCAAACGCCGCTACGAGGCTCCCATGCATAAATCAATCCAAGCGCTAGGCCGCCTCAAGACCGGCTTCATGAATAAGACCGAGGCGATGTACGCCAGCACACTCGAATGCCGAAAGTATGACGGCGAAGTGCTTTGGTATCGCTTCGAGGGTATGAAGTTCCGATTGGCGGACAACACGTTCTACACGCCCGACTTTGCGGTGATGCTGGCGAGCGGCGCGCTTGAGGCGCACGAAGTGAAAGGTTTCTGGACCGACGACGGAAGGGCGAAGATCAAGATCGCCGCCGACATGTACCCGATCCGGTTTATCGCAGTGCAGCAGTTGCCGAAGAAGCTTGGCGGCGGCTGGAAGACGGAGGAATTTTAATGACCATCACCAAGAAGCGGTTTGAAAAGGACATCGCGCAAGCCGAGGAAAATACCAAGAACGCAATTCAGAGGCTGCGCGAATTGGCCGACCACCTGGAAACGGGGTCGATCAGAATGGCGGGCATGACGATGCATAGCGACGGGCTTAATTTCGGCATGAGCTTTGACGGCGTGCATGTATCGGCGGGAGGTCCGCAATGACCGTGAAATTCAATCCGCTCCACGTGTTCGCCCGCAAGCAGACGGTCGGCAAGGATGATGCCGAGGCCGTGGCGCTACCAGTGATGGTCTACCTGGACGCAGCCAAGCGCGGCGAGTGCCCGCACGCAGGCGCGAACCATCTGGCTCTGCACTTGATCATGGCCAGTTACATCGCGCAGCAGAAGAAAGCGCGCCCGTTCTATGACCAAGTCATGGCCGCTTATTATGCGCTCAAGAAGGCAAGCGAGCGCCCGACAGAGCTACTTGACCTGACGACCGGCGAGCATAGGGCGATCAGCAAAGCACTTCGCACGTACCTGAGTTCGTTGCCGAGCATGGAAATCGGGCTTTTGAGCGATGCGCAGATGGTGGCGCAAATGAAACTTACTTCGACGGAGGGCGAATGAGCGACAGAATCGGCATGATTCTCGACGTAGACCACCTTAAGGCCCGGCAGGCCTACGAGAAGGCCGTCAACGAAATCGAGCGGCTTTGGCCCATCTTCATGGAGCGGGCAAGGATTGTTCAGGATGAACTGGAGCGCGAAATTAAGGAGAAGAAGCTACCGCGAAAGGTTGGGCCTGACTTTGTAATGAATTGTTATGACGATATGCGTAAGCGGATAGTTGAAAAGATGCGCCTAGCATATCTCGCTGTCGGCCCGATTCGTATGTGCGAGAAAGATGCGATTGAGCTTCTTGGATTGCAGGATGGATCGATTGTGGAGCGGTTTCGAGAGTGGCCGCCGCGCCCGAAAGGCGGCTGGTAATGAAAGAAAAAGACCTCACCAAAGCCGACCTGTACCAAGTGCACTTGTACCGCGCCGGCAAGCCAAAGACCGAAGCCCTGCCGCAAGAGGCTTACCGCGATCCCGCCGAAACAGTTCTGTTTGAATCCGAGCGCCTGGAACGCGAGAAGGCGCGAGCCAAACGCAAAGCACTTCGCAAGAACGAGCGCGACTAAAAATAAAGTCCGCGTGGCCGTGAAACTATTTCGATATGGCAGGTAAAATTCGGGAAATTAGGAGAACCGATGAGTTTCGCAAGCCGCTACGTTCGATCTTTGAATTCATCCAACCTGATGGACGACTCATTCCACCATCAGACGGAAGCGCTTCAAGCCGCTGCCCATGCCGACCGTGCCGCGCGTGAAATCGGATCGCTCCTGTCCCGCGTGAAGAATGCCAACGTGTACCGCAAGGCGCACGATGGCGATACGCAAGCTCTGGCGAAGCTGCTGACGCGGTGGCATGAGATTGTGGCGCAGAAGGGCAGGGATCGGAAATGGATTCGTGGCGATGCGTACCAAGAAGCCACGCTCGGCCCGCCGCTGTACAAGCGGGTTGCCGATCGCTCGTTGGCCCACTGGTTGGACGGCAAGTGCTCCGAGTGCCACGGCTCCAAAGTCAACGCCGACCGCCGCACATGTGCCGCCTGCTTCGGGACTGGTGAAGCGCTTATCACTGGCGTGAGCGGGTACGAAAGAAACCTTGTGCTCGATGTCGTATCAGAATTGCATGCGCTCGAATCGAGCCACGCGGGCGCGGCAAATGCGCTGCTTAGGAGGGAAGTATGAGTAAGATTACCGGCTACATCAGCCAAGTTCTTTGCGCGGCCATTGGTGCGACGATTGTTTATCTCGCCTTCTGTTTCGTCTTCATGAGCTTCAACATTGCTGACTTTGGCGACAGCAGCAATCGCGGCCTGTGCGCGGTCTACATGCTGTTCGCTGCGGGCCTTGGGTCACTCCTTCCGAAATTCTAATTATGACCATCCACGCCTTCACCGAACCGCGCAGCCCACTCCCGGCCTATATCAACGTTAGCGAGCGCGTGTCGGACCCACGCGACGTGATCGTAACCGTGCGCAGTAGCGGAGAGAACGAGACCAGCACAATCATCCTGTCCCGTGACCAACTGCGCAAGTTGGTCGAGGATATCGGCGAGTTCCTCGACCCTGCTGCGGTCCGAGCTACGCCGAGCAAGGGGTTGGAACTGCCGGACGATGACCCGATCAGCATTCACTTGCGCGGCCTCGGCCTGAAGCCGGAGGGGTCAACATGACAATTCATTTCACCTGGTGGACCATCCCCACCATCATCACCGCACTCGCCCTGTACTGGCCAATTTGGTACTGCCGCAAGGATGACGGCTTTGTCGGCACCCTTGCATGGATCATGTGCATGGTCCCGGCGCTGGCTGTGATTTCGATTACTTGGGGCTTGGCGGCGGTGTTTAAGTGAGTGCCGACCGCGAACTACTGAGGCTGGCCGCGAAGGCGGTTGGACTCCAACTCAATGGCGCGGCGGCGCAAGCGATGTACATGGGCGCCGATGGTCAATGGGTATTCTGGAACCCGCTCACCGATAAGATCGAATCCAGGCACATCGCTTTGAAACTGGGCTTCCACATCACCAGCGACCGAAACGAGGTTTGGCTAGATACCAGATTCAACGAGACAGCCAAGCCATTATCAATCCGCGAACTCGTGGTGAATGATGACCGCGACGCCGCTTGGTGCCGCATTGTCGTCCGCGCCGCCGCTGAAATAGGAAAGCAAATGCCATGACCCTAGACGAAATCCGCACCGCGAAGATTCAGATGGAGGCGCAAGTAAAGCAATCAATTACAGCGGCGCTTGATGAATTCGAGGGACGCACCGGCATGCGCGCCAGCGGGCTACAAATTGACTTTATCAAGCATTCACCAGTCGGTCAGCCGAATAGGCTGTGGGTGACTACGGTTAAGGCTGAGGTGGACCCATGGCAGTGAAATGCATCGGATTAGCCGGGCTTCTGTTCGGACATAATTACCAAGGAAGATATTCCGCTGGTCAGCCTACTGTGACCAAGTTGCAGCACGTCATTGATGGGCGTGACGCGAGTAGAATTATCAATGCCTCCAAGCCGTCAACGTACCATGGCGATACGTGCACTCGTTGTGGCCACACGATTTCGACTAAGGAGGCGACCCCGTGAGCGCCAAATTCGACAAATTCAAAGCCGCCATTGGGGCGCTGTGCCTTGAGCCTTAGCCGCGTTGTGGAGTCGTGCCAAGTCTGTGGCGGGTCTGGTGATGCCAACTGGGAGCCGCCAGTTGTTGGGGAAGACCGCCCGCCGCCGTTCTTTCATGCGCCGTGCATCGCTTGTGGTGGTAGCGGCTGGGTGATGATGTGGCGCGGACCGACCTACGTGGCGAAAAATAATCTCGCGCGGGCGCAACCATTTTATCGCCAAGTCCTTATAATGGGCGTTGCAGTCAAATCTTCCGCGATTCGTTCGGTGTAAGCCGCGATGCCAAGGATTCCAGAGTAGTGCAAGCCAACAAAAGAGGCCCGCCGCTCGCACATACGTAGTACCTCGAAGATATCGAGGACGAACACAGAACCCCGCCAAGTGCGGGGTTTTTGCATTGTTGCGCCACCCCGCGAGGCCGCCATGTACCAGACCACGAAACCCTCACCGCAGGCTGTGCGTGACTGGATGCGCCGCGAGGTAGCCGCGAAGACCCCGCCGCCAACGCCTGAGCGCATTCGGGAGCAGCTTGGCTGGAAACTGATCCATGACGAAAAGCCCCGCCACTAACGTGCGCCTCCTGAACCGTTCGGCAGCGAAAGCCGTCCGCGAGATTGAAGATGACGCCGCGCCCGATCAGCGCGAGGTGCTTGAGCAGTTCGACACTGAGACTGTGCGGGCGTTTCAACAGATGATTGATTCAGATAGAGAATAAGGAAATCACCATGCACTACAGAAATGGCCGCGAGGCAAAGAATGGCGACAAAATCGTGAAGCTCGAAGGCGGCAAGGTTGTTTCGTACGGCGTGCTGCATAGCGCCGTGCCTGGCAATGACTACTGCAACGGCAGTATCGCTGTCGTCCAAGCCTCGAATGATTATGCGTGCATGGTGGATTGCTTGCACGTTGACGACCTCGCGGAAGTGCTCGCCGCGCAAGGCTTGAGCAAGCGCCCTGAAGGCAAATAAAGAATCATGCCGAGTGATGCTCGGCAGTTGTGAAGGCGACTTACCGTGCAACAGGCCCTAGAGGCAGCGGGTAGCTTGGGCATGGCGAACCCTTAACGCATCAGATAGCCTACCACCGAGAAAATTCAAGCAGTACCTACTAGGACGCCGCCCACAAGGC